TTAAGCCCTTCCAGCTTCACCTTGACCACCATAGAGCCGATCCCCGAACTTGCGCTTCGGCGCGGCATTCTGCTTGTTTGGATCGAGCGTGACTAGCCACTCGTCGAGGCGCTGGCGAAGATAACGTTCGCCACGTGTGGATTCCGTGAATTGCAACGGCCTTACCGGGCACACCTTCTTGAAGGTGTCCACGCAGATCCCGCAATATGCCGCGGCGGACTTCAGGTCCATTGCGGCTGGCCAGTAGGGAAGGTTCGGCGTCGTCATCCTTCACCTCTCTTTGCGGCTTCCTGCTCGTTCGCAATCGCCCTCCCGACTGCGAACAGGATCTCGACGTGGGTCATGGGGCGCGGCTTACCGACTATTGCCTCTGCTGCCTCGCGGACTGATTCCGGCAAGGCGTAGTATTCACGCGTGGCGGGGGTGGCGTTGGTGAGGTCGGGGGTCATTGGTCGATCCTTCCGTTGACGATCTGGCCCGTCCGGGTGTCGATCACGTCGCCGTTCATTTTCCGCTTGAACCGCTTGCTGAAGCCGCTCTTTGGCTTGTTCTTGGCAAGGACCCGTTTCAGTCGGTTGGCGTCGACCTTGGACCGGACGGTAGCCTCGGCGCTCGTCTTCGCCTGGTGAGCTTTCTTGCTGATTGCCTGAAGGTTGGATTCTCGGTTCTCGCCGCCGAGCCACAACGGGACGATGTGATCGAATTCGGCTTTGGTGCCGTCGCGAAAGTCCAGACCGGTGATTGCACACTTCCAGCCCTGCCGTTCCAAGACGCGCAGCTTGCATTTGTCGGTCGGCATGCTGTCGTCGGTACGGCCGATCCATTCGGGCACGCTGCGCATCAGTGGCGGCCCTCCATACGAGCTTCTAGCTTGTCGAGCCGCTTGAGGAGACCGTCGATTTTGTCTTCCAGCCGCTCGGCAGCCGTTTCCGTACCGTCGGCGCAATGGCATTCGGCGTCGTCGCCACAGATGGCTCTGTTCCAGCAGCCAGGGACCAGGAACTTGCCGCCGGGCACCTCCGGATCGCGTACCCATTTGCACCGCGCAATCATGCAGCCACCGTTTCTATCTGGTCGATGTTCTGCTTGAGGACCGTGAAGGTGTAGGCGACAACCCAAGGGTTCGCTTCCCATGAACCGGGGCCGTTGATGGCGTTCCACAGCTCGGCGTAGCCTTGCCGGTAAATGCCCTTCCAATCAGGATTGAACGCCCGCGATAGTTTCGTGGAGCTGGAATACTGGTCGGCGCCCTCCGCGATCGCGTCCGCTTCGCTGATGTCCTGCAGCCGCTCGACGCGAACGTCGGTGACGGTCAGGGTGATGCGAGAGGCCCAGCGCGGCATAAAGATGGATGGGCGCCAGTAGTCCGGCCCCTTAGGAGCGTAGTATTTGAACGCGTTCCGGTTGCCGTCGGGGTATCCGATCTGCGCATGCTGCTCGGACCAGCCGACAATGCCACGCTGGGCTGCATATGCGATCTCGACACAGTCAGCGTGCCAGCCGTGTGCGCGCCAGGTTTCTTTCACCCACAGCCGATCGCCTCGGCTGATCTTCACTGGAACCTCTCCACCGAAGTTCCCGAATTTCGTGCGGCGCTCGAATGCATGGAAGGGCTCTTTGTCGAACGGCCGGATAGTCTTCCGTACGATCGTGACGCCTGCCGGTGGCTGATCCTTGCAAAGCCGGCGCGTCTGCGTCTTGCGGCCGGCGAGCAGCGCACAGACCATCGGGGCGGAGAAGAGGATAGGGCGGTCGGTCATCGGCTTAGCTCCGCCATGAGGTCGAGGACTTCTCGGGGAAGGGTACGAAGCTCCTTTTGAACCCAGAGACCGCAGAAGCGTGGCGGTCTGAAGCCGTGGTCGAGCAACTGCTCGGCAAGCGCCTTCCTCGCTTCACGAGCACTGTAGAAGCCCTTGCCGCTCAGGGTGAGGACGTCGTCGCCGATCGGAATGACGCATCGGTAACTGCAGGTCATGCCGCCACTCCTTCGCGTTCAATCGGCCACTGACGGATCAGCAGTTCAGCCGGGATTTCCTGCTTGCGCGTCACCTGCTTCATGAAGAAGGCGCGGCCGAGCGTGGCGCTCTGATCGCGCAGATAGCGGAAGTTATCCGGGTCGGTGTATCGCGCCTTGTGCGGCCCCTGGTCGGTCTCGCCTCCGGTGATGATCCAGTCCGGTGCATACTTGTCGAGGACGACACGGCTTAAGAGCGGTTCGTAGCTTCCAAAGGTGAACAGCGGTTCAAGCGATTGCTTCACCTCCCAAAGCTTCATCCGGTCGCGGTCGTATTCGGGCTGGTTGGCGATGGTGGCGCCGATCGCGGCATTGCGTGGGAGCATCCTATGGCCGCGTGCAGGGTCGGTCATCTTCATGACATTGCCGATCCGCTTGGTCAGCAAAAGCCAGATCAAGTTCGGCGTTGCTTCGATCAGGCTCATCAGATCGTAGCGCCACATCTCGTCGACTTCGTTGTCGAACACGTCGGCCAACGATGCGCAGAAGACATAAGGGCGGGTTCCGGCTTCCTTGGCAGCCTTGTCCCATGCGACCGGCTTTCGCCAGTTGGCTTTGCCCGTGCGCTGTCGATCTTCGCCGGCTCCCCACTGGACACGGCCGTAACGGTTCGCCATCAGGTTTTCAGCGTAGCAGCCATCACATGCCGGAGAGACCTTCGTGCAGCCGATCCACGGATTGAAGGTGTGATCGGTCCATTCGATCTTGCTGTTCTCAGCCATTTCAGAACCCCCGCTCATCAGGTTGGCGCGGGAGGTCCCCAGGCTGAAGGCGGCTGACCTTCATCTTTTTCCCGTCACGAGTGACCAGGAACATCGGGAGCGGACGGCTAACCCAAGTGACAGAGACCTCATCCGCCTCGTCGAGCTCCAAGCCGAATTCTTCTTCTTCGGTCATGGCCTCGGCCTTCGCCTCGGCTTCATGCTGGCTTTCCGCCTTGACCGTTACGCGGATCGTGCCGCTCACCGAGAAGGTGGCCTCGTACTCGCCAGGGCGCTCGTCAACGATGAAATCTGCTTTGTTCGGTGCTTCCGTCATGCTGCGCGCTCCTCAGCTAGGAAGGCCAGCGGATCGAAGCCGACGGTGTCAGCGATCAGCGCCATGGCCTGGTTCATGAAGTTGCAGAATTCCTCGTGCTGCATCTTGTCGAGAGCGATGCTGTCCGGAACGAGCGTGATTTCGCCGGTCCGCATGTTCACGACCTGCTCGCGGTAGCCGAGGGTCATCTTGATGTCGCGGTGCAGGTTTTCGGCGCTCGACCACTTCTGAGTGACCTTGACCACTAGGCCAAGGGCTTTCCAGTAGGTGCGTAGCTGCCGATCCGACCGCTTGGTGACGGGCACGATTTCGAAGATCTGGCCTTCAGGGATCGACGCCATTTTCTCCGCGTCGTCCTGGGTGTGGGCGCGGAGGCCGCGCGGCGTCATGATCGCCTGGATCAGCGGGGGCTTTTCCTTCTTCCGCATGATCAGCCACCGTTCAACGGCGAAAGTTGCGCAAGCCGCCGGTTCTTGATGGCGAAGGCAGCATCGATCATGTCGGCGTGGCCGTTGGTTTCGAGCACGGCCGGAGCGTCGAAGTCGGTCCAGATCTCCTCAACCTCCACCTCGTCCTTGGCACCGGCGAGCGAGGTTTCGAGCTGCTCGAGGAAATCGCCGAGATCGAATGTCGGCTCGCCATCCGTTGCGGGCTCGGCATCGATCGTCTTGCCTTCCTCAGCTACGGCGGCGACTGCCGGAGGTGCCGGTGGCTTTGGCGGCTTTGGCGGATGTGCCTGCGCAGCCTTCGGCGGGGTGATATCGCGCATCGTCTCGACCTCGTCGATCTCGCGCACCTCGAACTCGTCGCGAATGCCCCCGAGGACGTCGCCGAACAGTTCGCGAAGGCAATAGCCGGCGGCACGCCACGCGAGCATGCGCTTAGGGAAGCGGTACCAGGGACTATCGTTCGGCTTCGTTTCGTTCTTCTTGTCCCACTTGTTCCACTTCGTGACCATGGCCTCGGTCTGCCAGAGGCCGGCGCGGACAGCGTCATCCTGCGAGAACTCGACACGCTTCTCTTCGCCGGTGTCGTTCCGCTTCGCCTCGCAAAAGCCGACGAGCTTGCCGCCGACATCGTCGCAGCCGGTGCGCAAATACTCGACGCGGCCAGACATGCGAACGACGTTGATCAGTCCGTCGCCGTAAAGCGCCGGCTTTCCATTGATGACCGTGAAGCTCCGAAGGCTGACCATCGGCTTCAAACCGAGCTCGGCGCCGGACATGATGGCGACTGCAACCGCGCTTGCGGCATCGTCGCCGGTCAGCTTGCCGATGAGCGCCGACGGCGCGAGACCGGAAGCGACGACGGCGCGCGCCACGCGGAACGTCTCCTCGAAGGTCTGGGGAACGATAGCGATGACATTGCCGCCGCCGGTGAGTGCTGGAACGTAAGCGTTCATGGGGGTTCTCCTAGCGGTCGACGTCGTCGAAAATCGATCGATTGCCCTTTTCATCGAGCATCGTCCGGTCTTCCGAAAACATGGGTTGTCCATTGGGATGCTTGGCCTGCCGCTCCTCGTCGGTCCTCAGGTCTTCCACCACCCGAAGGATCGCCTTCTCCGCCTTGTCGGATGAAGACTTGATCTCCATCACCTCGACCTTGGTCTCACCGCGCTTGGTCTCGACGACAACCTTGTCGCCGACGTTGACCGTCAACGCGGTCGGGATGAAGTAATCGTAGGTCTTCTCGTCCTTCTGCCACTTGAACTTGACCGCAGCGACGTAGAGAGAATCTGTGTCGGTCATTATGCGGCCCTCTGCTCTTCGATGCGCTCGACTCCATCAACGTCGACACCGGCGCGGATTGCGCGGTTGGCGAGCGTCTCGACGAGCGTTTTCATTTCCGGATGGTTGCCCAAGGCCTTGAGGGCCTTGTCGTAGTCGACGATGCGAGCCGATAGGAACGTGCGGAGGCTGACACGGGCACCGGTGCGCCCAGCCTGGGCGTTCTTCGCCCTTGCTGCCTGCTCCTGTTTGGCTGCTTCCTGCTGCAGGCGTTCTGCGGCGGCTTGCGCGGCGGTGTCGCTTGCATCAGCCTTAGCGGCCAACTCCTCGGCCTCGCGGCGCTTCCGTTCGGCTTCGTCGCGTTCGCGCTGCTGGCGCTCGAACTCAAGGCGCTGCTGCTGTTGCAAGAACGGCGTGACGTGCGCCTTAAGCTTCTTCGCGAGCGTGTCCGGATCCTCTTTGAGGCCGCGCCACTTGTTGTCGACGTTGCGGCCGGCATCGAGGTGCGGTTGCTTTTCGACCTTGTGCAGGTCGGTGGCCTTGTTCTTGATCGCGGTCAGCCGCTTCGACCAAATCGCGGCCTTGTCAGCCTGATCCTGCGTTGTGACGGGCGTTTTCATGAACGCCTCGGCCTGTTCCTTTTCGGCCTCATACTCCAGCTTGAGGGCTTCGAACGGATCGGCCGGAAGATTGTGGCCGATCGCAGGAGCCGGCGGCTCATCATCCCAGCCGGCGCCCTCGATAGCCTGCTGATAGGCCTCGTAGCTGACCGGGTGCGTGCGGCAGAAGTTCCAAGCGTCGGCGGCATCGACCATGCGCTCGCCGCGCATCGCCAGCCATTCGCCTTCATCCCCGCGCCAGATCGCGACCGGCTCCCACTGGCCGCCTTTGAAGCGGGTGCGGTAATAGCCCTGTTCGGGCTGGCCTTCGTGCATCGCGCCGATTTTACCGGTCAAGGCGTTCTGCCACCACGCCCAAGGATTGATATCTGTCATTTCCATACGATTGACTCCTGGTTGATAATGGCGGCGCGCTTCATCGCCCCTTCGGTGTTGAGAAGCCCCACGGCCATCAGGCCGAGGAGGGCGGAGAGAAGAATTAGAAAGGTCGCGGTTGCGGAGGTGGCGCGGTTGAACTGCTTGAGCGCTTCAAGATCGTCGTCGCGATCGACAGCGCAGCGGTTGCATGTGCATCCGAACTCGGAAGCGGGGCAGGTGGCGCGGGTCATTAGAACCCGCTCCCGAACTGCTGGGGGTGATTGAGCGTCGAATAGACCTGCCCGCGTACCGGCGCCTCGAATTCCTTCTCGCGGTTGATCGCGAAATAGACGTCATCGACGAGTTCGGATGCCGGTACGGCCTCGCGCTGGAAGACGTCGCCGTCGGCGCCAAGATGCCACGCAAGCGAAGCCAGATCGGAATAGGTGCGCTGCAGGAAATCCTTGAGAGCGGCTTGTGCGTCTGCATCCGACGGGTCGCAACGCATCGCGTGTGACAGGCAGGCGGCGTTGGACTTGATGCTCTGGATTACGGCTTGGATGCTCATCGCTTCATCTCCCGGCGTGGCCGTGTGTTGATGAGAGCAAATGTAACAGTTTATGCGACAGTGTCAACCGTCATGTAACATAAAATGACGCAAAACGTTTGACATGTGTAGCACGTGAGTGCCGCTGGGGTTCGCCGATCACGGCAAGTTTTCCACATTACGAAAATGTGATGTACGCCAAAGCGGCCGGTTGTCGTCGTTTTCAGCCGTGGGAAATCAGCCACATGCGGTAGGGAATAGGAAACGCGCCGTGGATTTGCATGGGTTCTTACCTGTGGATTGTCATTGAACTGTCACAAACAGGGACGGCGTTTCTGAATGCCCATCCTTGTCCATGGCAAATCGCGAAGGTTTGTGACAATCCACAACCTTAAGCCCTCCCTCAATTTTGGGGTCGATAACTGCGAGCGTCGCGCTAACGTGCCGGTGCACTCTGGTGCTGGGGGTGTTGGTAATCGTCAACGAGGGCATGATGCATGAATTTTCTTTTCCAAGCGTACCGACTGAAAACGTCCTTTCTGATCGCTTCCGCGTACATGCGGTTACTGGGGACGCTATGGAGCCGACGCTCCGCGGTGGCCGCGATTACGCGCTCCTGGCGCCAGTAGCCTCCTATGAGGGAGAGGGGATCTACCTGATGAACATTGGCGCCGGCCTTGACCTGTTTCGGGTCACGACATCATTCGATGGAGAAGGTGGGTTCCGGCTGTCTCAGGAGAATAGGCGGTCAAGGCCGCAGTGTCTCAGCCGACAGCAGTTCGATGCGCTCGTGGTCGGCCTGGTTGTCGCGGACATCCGCACTAGGGACGAGCGATTTCTGAGAGATGCGCCTTAGCGCGATTTCCTCACGAATTCAGTGAGCCCGTCCACCTCGATGAAGTCGATCATGACCTCATCAGTTGGGCGGTTCGCTCGCATCTTGCATTCGGATCTCTTCTGCACGACCGTGCTGTCCTTGTCCGTCGCCTCGTAGTCGATGACGAACGTCCAGTCGACGGGCTGGGTATCCTGACTGTCGAAACGGGCGAGTTGTTTTTCGGCGAATTCCTTCTTCGCCCCCAAGTCAGCAAGAACCTTGGCGAACTCATCGCGGGTCAACCGGTGCTCATCGACGGAATAGTCCTTGATCCGGTAAAGTCCTGGAACCGGTTGCCTGGCCTTGATCACTTCCTCGCAAGCCGCCAAGTATTTCGTATGGTCCGAGGCCAGTCCAGTCGACGGTATCAGGGCGGCGATCGACAGGGCATAGAGGATCGACCGGTTCATCATCGCCTCGCAATATGACCGCAGATCCGGCCGATGATCTTGACCCGCGACAGCTCGACGGTGAACGTCTCCAGGTTCGGGTTGTCCGAGATAATACGGACCTCTGTCGGCTCGCTGAACGGCACCCGCTGCAGTCGCTTAATCTGGGGCTCGGAATAGCCGTCACTGATCGCGTAGACGGTATCACTGACAAGTCGGTCCTGCGAAAGGTCAACGATCACTCGATCTCCCGGCGAATAGGTCGGGAACATTGAATCGCCAACGACTTCCATGATGAGCGTATGCGAGGGCGATGCCCGGACCTCGTTGCGAAGGTACGCGTCTGGAATGAACCACTCGGCGACAACCTGGTGTCCAGAGACCTGCGAAGCGCTAACCGGCAGATTGATCACGTCACCGATCGACCCTTCTCCTGCGCCTAATTTGACATCGATCTCCGGGACAGCGCCATTCATGTGAGGGCGCCAGTGCTCGCGGGTATAGCCGCCGCCACTCTCCCCGTCCTGGGAGTGATCGGGCGTGTCTGGGTCGAAGCTCGAAACCCACGAAACACCTTGGGGAGGGCGGTTGAGGATCAAAGCCTCCGGCGTGGTGCCCAAGAGCTTCGCGAGGACTTCGGCTCGATCTCGTTTTAGTTGCGAGTGATCGTTCGCGAGGCGGTTGATGGTCGCGCGCGAGACGCCGATGGCTTCGGCTAGTTCCTCCTGAGAGGCGAACTTCGACGCTTTGAGGAAGGGATCAAGCCAATTCTTTGTCATTGGCATCTTATCCGCCAGATTCGCAGCATCTTCTATGCCATAAAATGTTACACTGGCATTGACAGGCGCACAAAAGTGTAGCAGTAATTGCTACATGACCCTCGAAGATTACATCCACGAGCACACGACTGTAACAGCTTTTGCAGCATTGCTGGGCAAGAGCCGGGCACAAGTGCACCGGTATATGCGCGGTGAAAATCTTAGCAAGAGCGTCATCGAAGAGATTTGCCGCGCCACTGGCGGGGCGGTCGAGCCGAAATCCTTCTTTGAGGTGCGGGAGACTGCGGAATGAGCTCATCTCTGCACCTTCGTCAGCGCCTGGCCGAAAGCCAAAGCCACACTCTTGGGCATCCTGATCCGAACCGCGATCATGGCTTTGATCTGCCCGTCGCCGTTCTTGGACATGGCGCCGAACGAGATGCGCACGATGTCGTTCTCGTCGACCTCGAGCTCCGTGATCAGGTCGACGTACAGGGCCGGGGCGCCTTCGTCGAAGATGAAGACCGGCTCTTCCGGGGTTCCGAGCTTTCCGACACTGGGCATGCGGCCTCCTACGTGGCTGGGAGAGTTGATTGGCGCGCCCGTCGGGCTTCGATCCTTGAATTCATCCGTATGGCGGAGGGCGGAAGATGACCTCCGACCAGACCATCCCCGAAGACGTCATGAAGGCGGTCCAATCCGCTTGGGAAAAGGCATGGAGCAAAACCGGCAGCACGAACGCGGAAAGCATTCGTGACGCGATAGCCATCGGCATCCTTGCCGAGCGCGCCCGCAATTCGCAGCCGCGCCGGAATATCATCAAGGCTATCTGCGAGCTCCCGCACTCTATCGATGACGATCGTGTTGAGTTCCGCTTCAGCCCGCACCGTCCCGGTCATAACGCTCTCAACCAGTTGATCACCCAGCTTGAGGGCCTGTTCGGCACCTCGCAAGAGGAGGCTTGATCCATGTCCGACGCACACGGCATTGCCCGCGACCAACTCCGCGCTTTCATTGAGCGCATCGAGCGCCTCGAAGAGGAAAAGAAGACCATCGCCGACGACATCAAGGATGTCTACGGCGAGGCAAAATCGATGGACTTCGATGCCAAGATCCTGCGCAAGGTCATTTCGATCCGCAAGCAGGACGCCGATGAGCGTGCCGAACAAGAGGCGATCCTCGACACCTACCTGCACGCCCTCGGCATGATCCAGATCGACATGTTCGAAGAGCCGGAGGCCGAGACCAGCGCGAAGCTCGTCGCAACGGTTGCCACCGGCATGCAGACGCAAGCGGGTAGGGCGGCCTTGCTCGCAGCAGTCGACATCATGATCGATCGCGAAGAGCGCATCGACGCCGAGACCGGCGAAATCCTCGACGATCACACTGACATCGCCGCGGCCTCTCAAGGCGAAGCCGAGGTACCCAGCGACGAGCGCGAGACCGACCGCGAGGCGGCGGACACTCTCGCCGGCGCCAACGCAGGAGGCGAATATGTAGACGGCAGCGCGGAGCGCGCGTCCTCTGTTGCAACGTCCTCTGGCCCGGAGGCTAAACGGGCATCGAATTCGCCTGAACAGGCAAACGAGTTCCACGCGAAAGCCAGTGATGATGCATGCGAGGCAGGTCGTAAGGCTTTGGACCGCGCTGAGGCTTCGGCTGAAGCACCCGACGGTGCGGAGCTGGTGAGTAGGGGTGTCGCTGACCGAGCAGCGACTGCAACGTCTGAGAATGGACGCGACAGCCTGGAGAGACAGGCACCTTCTTCCACCGCCAAGCCGAAATACGTCCTCCGGCCCAACTGCCGGAACCCGGAAGCGTGCGGCGGCTATTCCACGAACCATTGTCATCCATGCCTCAAGGCGCTTCGCGAAAGCGAAAAGGCGGAGGAAGTCGCATGAGCGAATACCTCCGGACATCCAGATCAGAAGACGCCACCGCGCAGCGAACGGTTGAGGGCAGGGTGAACCTTCCCCGACTGCAGGTGAGCCGCGCCGCTCCGTCCAATCCAAACTCAGATCAGAAGAGGGCTGCATGACCTGGTCCATCCTCATTGCATCCGCTGGCGCCGTTCTCTGGATCGCAGCCCTGACATTGATCGTTCCCGGCTTCGTCGAGCGTGAGTTTCGCCGGAACGGCTACCGCCCAAAGGATTGAGTGCGATTTCCTCCCCGCACTCAACGCTGGTCCCGGTCATCCTCCTCCCGGCCGGGACCAGCAACTCTCAACCGGATCCGCTTGTTCGCCAGTCTCAAGACCACGGCCTGAACAGCTTCTCCGAGAGGGATTGCCGGTGACGACGAGGGTTCGTCACCGGCGGCAGGACCAGACGTTGCGGCGGTGGTCCTGCGAAACGGAATGACTTGGGAGGGACCGGCAGCCGTTGGCGCGGCGCCGTCCTCTCCATCGGAAGGGAAGTTCCTGGGCATCGGTGTCTCCTACGCAAAGAGACACTCGCACGGGGAACCCCGAAATGTACGGCAATAGAGTTTCCAAATCCGGAAAACGTGTTTCCGAGGCAAAGATGACAAGTGTGGCACTGACAGAGGCGAAAGATTGGTACGACGCCCTCATGAACGCGGAGTTCAAGGGACGTGGAGACCGTGAAAAGTCCGTCCGTGGTAGAATTTCGGACGAGACCGGAATTCCCGAGAGCTACCTTTACAGGCTTCAATACAAGACCCGGGAAATGAAGGACGTGGCAGGGTCTGCTTATCGCGCGCTGCGATTGGCCTACATAGACCTTTGCCGCAAGAACGAGGATGCTGCGGAGGCGTATCGCGCCGAACGCAACGAACTGAGGAGCACCCATGCGGCTGTTAAGAAGCGCGCTCGTTCGCGCGTGGGAATGGGGGAGGCTTCAAAGTGAGAAGTTCCTCCACTGGATGCGCCGGAAGCGGCCGAGGGAATGAGACTGCCGCTTACGGAGATTTCCTGCGCAATAAGATCAGGCTCGCGCCGGTCTCAGGCCTGCAGGTAAACGCCGACGAGGTGAACCCGATCCTGAAGGATCACCAGCGCGACATCGTCGTGTGGTCGGTCCGCGGCGGCAAGCGCGCAGTTTTCGCTGCCTTCGGCCTTGGCAAGTCGGTCATCCAGATCGAGGCCCTTCGGCTTATCTGCGAGAAGACTTCCGGCCGCGGCCTGATCGTACTTCCGCTCGGTGTTCGCCAGGAGTTCCGTCGCGACGGCGAAATGCTCGGCGTCGATATCAAGTTCATCCGTCGCATCGAAGAGGCAGGAGAGACCGGCCTCTATATGACGAACTATGAGACTGTCCGCGACGGCAAGCTCGATCCGAACGAGTTCACGGCCGTATCGCTCGACGAAGCCTCGGTGCTTCGCTCCTACGGGTCGAAGACCTATCAGACATTCCTTTCGCTCTTCGAAGGTGTCCGGTACCGGTTCGTTGCCACGGCAACGCCGAGCCCGAACCGATACAAGGAGCTGATCCACTATGCTGGCTTCCTCGGCATTATGGATACCGGGCAGGCCCTGACGCGCTTCTTCCAGCGTGACAGCACCCAAGCCAACAATCTGACGCTCTACCCGCACAAGGAGCGCGAGTTCTGGCTCTGGCTGAACTCCTGGGCAATCTTCCTGCAGCGGCCGTCCGACCTCGGCTATTCGGACGAGGGCTACAGCCTACCTCCGTTCGACGTGATCTATCACGAGGTTCAGTCGAACATTGCCGATGGTGGTGTCGATCGCGACGGCCAGTCCGCATTGTTCCGAGACACGGCCGTCGGCGTCGTTTCCGCCTCCAAGGAGAAGCGCGAGACGCTGGATGCTCGCATTGCCAAGATGGGCGAGATCCTCGCCGGTGCCCCTGATGACCGTTTCATCATCTGGCACGACCTCGAGGATGAGCGCCGAGCCATCGAGAAGGCGGTACCGACTGCAGTTTCCGTCTACGGCACGCAGGAGCTGGACGCCCGCGAGCAGGCCATCATCGATTTCAGCAATGGCGGGTTTCAGTATCTGGCCGCCAAGCCGGTGATTGCAGGGTCCGGCTGCAACTTTCAGCGCCACTGCCACAAGGCGATCTTCCTCGGCATCGGCTTCAAGTTCAACGACTTCATCCAGGCGCTGCACCGGATCTACCGGTTCCTGCAAACGCGCCAGGTCGAAATCCACATCATCTACGCCGAGAGCGAGCGCGAGGTTCTCCGCACGCTGCAGGGCAAATGGGAGGCACACAATCGCATGGTCGAGAACATGAGCGAAATCATCCGTGAGCATGGTCTCGACAAGCTTTCCGCCGCGGAGGTCCTGACGCGCTCGATCGGCGTCGAGCGGGTCGAAGCGAAGGGCGAGGGCTGGCTTGTTGCCAACAATGATTGCGTCGACGAGACGCGGTCGATGGCCGACAGCTCGGTCGACCTGATCGTCACCTCGATCCCCTTCTCGAACCACTACGAGTATACGCCCAGCTACAACGACTTCGGGCACACCGACAGTGACGATCATTTCTTCCAGCAGATGGACTTCCTGACGCCGGAGCTGCTGCGCACCCTCAAGCCGGGCCGAATCTACGCCTGCCATGTGAAGGACCGGATCCTGTTCGGCAACGTGACCGGCATGGGGATGCCAACGGTCAACCCGTTCCATGCCCGGACGATCTTCCACACCATGTCGCACGGCTTTGCCTACATGGGGATGGTCCAGATAAACACTGACGTCGTTCGCGAGAACAACCAGACCTACCGGCTTGGCTGGACTGAGAACTGCAAGGACGGCACCAAGATGGGTGTAGGCTCGCCGGAATATCTTCTGCTGTTCCGCAAGCTGCCGTCGGACACCTCAAAGGCCTATGCCGACGAGCGCGTGACCAAGGACAAGGAAGACTACACCCGCGCACGCTGGCAGGTGGATGCTCACGCCTTCTGGCGATCGTCCGGTGACAGGCTGTTGACGCCGGACGAACTTGCGGCGCTCGGACCGGACCTTCTCGCCAAGACCTTCACCGAATGGTCGATGAAGAACGTCTACGATTATGAAACCCATATCAAAATTGGCGAGGCGCTGGAAATTCGCGGCGCTCTGCCGTCCACCTTCATGAGCCTTGCGCCAGGGTCAACATCTGTCTGGACATGGCACGACGTCGTTAGGATGCGCACCCTAAACGGCGAGCAGACGAAGAAGGGCTTGGAAAATCACATCTGCCCGCTGCAGTTCGATATCGTGGACCGGGTAATCCGGCGCTTCTCCAATGAAGGCGATCTCGTCTTTGATCCGTTCGGCGGCCTCTTCACCGTTCCATATCGCGCGCTGAAGCTCGGGCGAAGGGGCAGGGCGTCCGAACTCAATCCCGGCTACTTCCTCGACGGCATCAAGTATCTACAGGCGATGGAGCGGGAAATCGCGACACCGACCATGTTCGATATTTTCGAGCGCGAAGGTGTGGCGGCGTGATGTCAACGCAAGGTTTTAATCTTCGCCTCTTCGATCGCCGCAAGGAAAGCTTCTCGTGCCGGTTCGGCAGGCAGGGCGCCGAGCATCGCGTCCGTGCACGCGTTCAAAGCAGCAGCGTAGGTGCTTCCATCGGTACTTGGCCAACTTTCACTGAGCAGGCGAGCCGCGGCAGCCGGCGACCACACGATTTGAACCTCGTCGAGATTGGGCAGATCGATAATTACGCATTCGTCCCAGTTCTCAGCCATTTTGATATCCCTATGCTTTTTGGCCGCCTAACCGATTTTCCTCTCAATCGTTCCAGCAGAATTACTGCTGCACGGACGTGGAGTGCGGTGGCATGATCAAGCTTCACCTTCCATATCCTCCGAGCGGCTGGGACCTCTACAACGGCTGGGGCAAGACCCGTCGTCTGTCCCCCACCTACAAGAAATGGCGGAACGACGCCGGCTACTTCATCAAGGCTCCTAAGCAGACGATCGACCAGCCGTTCGCGCTGCACGTCGCGCTGCGCCGGCAGAACATGCGCCAAGACATCGACAATCGCTCAAAAGCGATCCTCGACTGCCTTCAGCACTACGGCGTCATCAAGAACGACAACCTCTGCGAACGCTTGACCATGTGCTGGGACAGCGATCTTCCGGCCGAGTGCGTCGTCATCATCCAGGTATGTGAAGAGGGAATGGCGGCGTGAGCAACAGAGCCTGGATGCCACTGCATATCGGCGATTACCTCTCGGACACCGGGCACCTCACCGCTACCGAGCACGGCGCCTACCTGCTCCTGATCATGCACTATTGGCAGAACGGCTCCCTGCCAGAGAACGAACGCCTGATTTCTCGCATCGCGCGGCTGACGCCTGATCAGTGGGAGGAGAGCAGAGATGTTATCGCAATGCTGTTCGGGCCGGGCTGGACGCATAAGCGCATCGACGCCGAACTGGCCAAGGCGGATGAGATAATCGAGAAGCGCCGCGCTGCTGCAGATGCTCGTTACAAGAAGGGCAATAGCAATGCACATGCAATGCAAGTGCAGAGCAAATGCAGTGATACGGGCGCGTCACCTTCAACCGACAACCTATCTACATCCTCACTCCGTTCGGATGTTTGCCCGGAGCCGGAAAAATCCGCTCCGGCCTCGCCGACGGTGATCGAGCTTCCGGCAGTCAATGGCGACATGGTTTCGATTTCCGAGGTCGATGTTGCCGAGTGGTCCGAGGCTTTCCCTGCCGTGAACGTTCGCCAGCAGTTGGCGGCAATGCGCTCCTGGCTCAACGCCAATCCGAAGAACCGCAAGACCGGCAAGGGCATGAAACGCTTCGTCGTTTCCTGGCTCACTCGCGACCAGGACCGCGGAGGAGGGCGCCAGCATCCGCAGGCCCAATCGCCACCTCGGCCGCAAAGCCCTTCCATGCAACGCCATCACGACATCCACGCAAGGCTGAAACGAGAACTCTACGGTGAACCAGATGAACAATTTGCCGGCCAAACTGTCGACCTTGCAGCAGGAGATTTCCGCTCTCACTGAGCAGCTTGCTCCGGCCGGCGCCGACGAAATCGGCCAGTGCATCGAAGGCCTCATGAGCGGCGGCATGCGGATCTCCGAAACGATCACTGCTGCAAGCCCGGTCGAAGAATACCGCCTCTCCCTCCGCAACGTGCCGGTCTATGGGCTGCGCCGGGCCTACGTGAAGCTGAAGCGGGGCGAATACGAAAACATCAACAAGGCTTTCATCCCCCTGCCGGCGGAGCTTGCGGCCATGGCCAACGCCGAATGCCGTCTCATCCGTGAGGACCGGATCCGCAAGCAGGAAACGCTTAGGGCGATCGAGGACTCCGTCAGCCGAACGCTGCCCAGCTCTCATGGGCTCATGGACCTGCGCGTCACCCAGCGTGAGCGCGCCATCGCACTGGCGGAGAAGGGCTTCGTCCGGGTCGCCGAAGGTGTCGACCATCTGGAATTCGCCCAGCTTGCCAAATCGCGGGAACTCCCGGCCGGATCGGTCCACTTGTGGGCAATCGACGAGGTTTGGTCGCCGATCGCCGTCCGCATCAACCGCAGCAGGATCCAGACCAAGCTGAACGTCACGCCCCCGCCGGTATCGCCGGAGCGCGCCGACGAGCTCGCTCGCATGCTGGCGCTTCCCGATGCCAGCCAGGTCACTGCCGAACAGATGGCCTATCGCGGCAAGGTGAAGGCCGACATCGAAGCGGCCGAGCCGGTCGAAGAGGAGAAGGCGGCATGACAATCCAGCACCGGACCGTCGACATCGAAGCTGCAGCGAAGCTCTGGAAGGATGATCTATCGGCCTCGCAGATCGCCAAGCGCTTTGGCGTCAGCCGAAACGTCATTGTCGGACTGGCCTACCGCAACCGCAGTCTGTTCCCGTGGCGCGGCGATGCTGGGAAAAAGACCAGTGCACGCGACCCAAGGAAGGCTGCCAAGCCGGCGAGGCCTCGCAAGCGGGCGCCAGAGCTGAAGCCGGAACCGGAGATCCCGGCGACCGCCTACGACGCCGAGCGCCTCTCACGCGCGAAGCAACTTCACCAATTGTCGGCCGGCGAATGCTGCTGGCCTCTCAACACCGGCGGCCCGTACCTGTTCTGTGCGGCGGAAACGACCGGCCGCTACTGCCGAAACCACCATGCAAGGTCCTTGCCGAAGAAATCGAGGGTGAATGAATGACGATGGTAGCGAACAGCAACCGACAGACGTCTTGGTATGCGGTCAGGGCCGTCCCCGGCTCTCAGCGGATGGCGACTATGCTCGAGCCTGCGAACGATGAAACGGAAGAGGAGAAGCTGGCCCGCGAGCGGCGCAAGGGCGAAAGCATCCTGGAACGCAATCTCCGCAACGGGGGTATCGACGTTTACATGCCGTCATTCTGGGCCATCACTCAGCACCAGCGCACGAACAAAATGCTAGAGCGCCGCTTCCCGCTGTTGGTCGGCTATGCCTTCGTCAACATCAGCCAGAGGGATTTCGAACGCGTCCGAAACATCGACGGCGTCATGTGCTTCCTTCGTCCCTCTGCTGATCGGGGCCCCGTCGTCTTCCCCGACACTGACATCGGCAGTCTCATGTTCGCCGATTTCCAGAAACGACAGCAGTGGGAACGCGAGCGCACAGAGAGGCTGGTCCTGTCTCAAAACCACCGCCGCAATACTCTCAACAAGCGCCTCGGTTTGATCTTCCCGAAAGGCAGACGAAAGAAAATTCCGCTGCGGATGATGGCAGAAGCCGCAATTGACGATCTATCGCCGGCAAGTCGTCACCAGGTTTTGAAGATTCTCAACGAATTGAAGGCCATGGACAGCGAAATGGAGGCTTGCAGGGCAAGCTCGACGGCTTTATATTCAGTCGCGTGATTTGGGTGTGCAGTCGGACCTTGCCAACCGCAACGGGAATACTCGACGGCCCAGCCGGGAGCCCTCCAACTCCTGCCCAATGGGAAAATGCATCCAAAATTCAGGGCGGCTTAGACCGCCCTTTTCCAATTCAAATTGCCCGGTAGTGCTGCTGGAAAATGCAGATAGACCCCGACCGGGCAAGCGCGACCACCTTGCGACCGCCGTCTATGCGGTAGGGTGGTCGCCTTTTCATTTCCGCAGGCAGGGCAACTGGTAAGCCGCGTGGCTCATAACCACGAAAGACCGGGTTCGACTCCCGGGCCTGCAACCAAACCTGAGTAAACCCAGAAAAGAAAAGACCGGCCGCCGCTTTTGCAGAGACCGGTTTCTAGTTGGTGCTGAACAAGCTCGGAAGTCGAGCAGGTTCGCATAGGCATGTAAGGGGTAAGTGTTAAACCCAGGTAAACTCAGTTAGCCAGTGGCTGCGTGTTCATCTTGGTGGAAAGGGTAGTGAAGGTGTCGTCAATCTCCTGGCCAAGCAGGTTGGCGCCCGTGATCAAAGCAACAGAAATAAGGGCTGCAATAAGACCGTATTCAATTGCGGTTGCGCCCGACTCATCACGGGCCACCTTGGAAAAAAGCTTCTTCATGTTGTTTCTCCGGCGTTAAAAATGGCTTGTCCGAGTTTTCCCCTCAGATGACACTGGTTATACGCCGACACGATTTGAAGAATGGCTAAGAAGATCAGTTAATTAGGAATAAATAATAATCGTCAAAATTGATCATGGCACTGAACTCGCCCCGCCGCCGTAACAGGTCGCGGGGCTTTCGCTTTGAGGAGAACGCCAATGCACTACCGCTTTGTGGAAGTGGAAGGCGGCGAAGACGACCTTGAGCGGGTAGCCAACGAGTGGCGCGCCAAGGGCTACGAGCTGTTCCAGGCCGTCTACAAGACCACCTACCGGTGGGTGCTGATCTTCAAGCGGAACCTGCAGCCGGGGCAAGAGATCGGCCTGTGAGACCGCGTCCGCCATCCTCTCTCTTCGAGGACATCAACTCTCCGGCGTTCGTACCGGCCGAAGATATGCCGGAGTGGATAGAGGCGACCTTCCTCGACCCGGCATCGCCTCTCCATAACGAGGAGCACGCCCATCTCGCCCACGCTGAGATCGGCTTCCTCTGGACCATCGTCGAGAACAGGCGCAAGGGCCGCCGCATCATCGGCCAGTGTGAAGAGGGAAAGCCTCAGGGCGCGATGGGCAAGTGGGCCCGCGCCCGTGCAGAGATGCAGGTGAAACAGTGGTTCGGCTTCGTCCCGGATTTCATCATCACGCTGGACGCCGAATACTGCCGGTATTGCGGAGACGCTGAGTTCATGGCTCTGGTCGAGCACGAGCTCTATCACGCGGCGCAAGAGACGGATGCATTCGGAGCTCCGAAGTTCAGCCGGTCAACCGGACGCCCGGTCTTCACGACCCGCGGACACGACGTGGAAGAGTTCGTCGGCGTCGTTCGTCGGTATGGGGCAGATGCAGCCGGCGTCCGTGCGATCGTCGACGCAGCCAATCGCCCGCCAGAGATAGCCCGGGCTCAAATCGCCCATGCTTGCGGCACCTGCCAGCTCAGGGTCGCCTAGTCCTGATAAGGTTCTGATAGATCAATGGCCGCCAAGAAGCTCACCAACGAGCAGCAAGCCTTTGCCGTCCAGAGCCTTGCATGCTTCGACAGCCCGAAAACTGTTGCCGACGCTCTCAGAAAAGAGTTCGGCGTCGACATCACCCCGCAGACGGTGGAGGCGTACGATCCGACCAAGCGGGCAGGGGCGAAGCTGGCGCAGAAGTGGCGCCTGCTCTTCGAGGAGACCCGCAAGACCTTCCTCGAAGACACGGCCACGATAGCCATCAGCCACCGCGCCGTTCGACTTCGCGCTCTCCAGCGCATGGCAGAGAAGGCGGAGAACCAAGGCAATATGGTGCTCGCTGCGTCTCTAATGGAGCAAGCCGCCAAGGAAGTAGGGGACAGTTACACGAACCGGCGGCAGATCTCCGGTCCTGATGGCGGTCCTGTAGAGGTGCGAACACTTGCAGACTTCTACAGCAACCCTCAACCCGGCACTTCGTAGCTTCTGGCTCACACCTGCCCGCAACCGGGTTCTCTATGGTGGTCGGTCGAGCTCGAAGTCATGGGATGCCGCCGGCTTCGCCATTTTCCTGGCCACGCAATGCAGGATCCGCGTCCTGTGCGCCCGTCAGTTCCAGAACAAGATCGCCGAATCGGTCTACACCCTTCTGAAGATCCAGATCGGGCGCTTCGGCTTAGATAACGAGTTCATCATCACCGAGAACTCGATCCGGCATAAGCGCACCGGCTCGGAGTTCATGTTCTATGGCCTCTGGCGCCACATCGACGAAATCAAGTCCCTCGAAGGCATCGATATCTGCTGGATCGAGGAGGCGCACAACCTCACCCAGGAGCAATGGGACATCCTTGAGCCGACCCTCCGCAAAGAGGGATCGCAGTTCTGGATCATCTTCAACCCGCGGCTGACGACGGATTTCGTCTATCGCCGGTTCGTCACCAACACGCCGCCGGACACGATCAAGCGGCAGATCAACTACAACGAAAACCCGTTCCTCTCCTCGACCATCCTCAAGGTCATCGAGGCGAAGCGGCAGGAAGACGAGGAAGAATACCGCCATATCTACCTGGGCGAGCCGCTGGAAGACGATGACGCTGTCATCATCAAGCGGTCGTGGATTAGGGCGGCGATCGATGCTCACAAGAAGCTCGGCATACAGCCGGTCGGATCCAAGCGCATCGGATTCGACGTCGCCGACAGCGGCGAGGACAAGAACGCAGCGGTCGCTGCGCACGGCTTCCTTGCCACGCATGTCGACGAGTGGAAGGCGCGCGAGGACGAGCTGCTTAAGTCGGCCGGCCGGGTGCACGCACTGGCCCGAGAGCTTGGCGCCTCGATCGACTATGACAGCATCGGGGTAGGGGCTTTCGCCGGTGCGCACTTCCAGGCGCTGAACGCGGAGTTCAGCACCCGTATCGACTATTTCAAGTTCAACGCCGGCGGCGCGGTCCTGAACCCAGATCGCCGGATAGACCCGAACGACCCAAGGTCTCCGACGAACAAGGACTTCTACGCCAATCTCAAGGCGCAGACGTGGTGGAGCGTATCGCGACGCTTCCGCAACACCTTCAATGCGGTGGAGAGAGGCGAAGCCTTCGAAGCGGACGATCTCATCGCAATATCGAGCGAGTGCGACCACCTCGATCGCCTCATCGATGAGCTGTCGACCCCCCGCAAAGACTACGACAATTCGGGCCGGTCGAAGGTTGAAAGCAAGAAGGATCTCGACAAGCGCGACATCCCATCACCGAACCTCGCCGACGCCTTCGTGATGGCGTTCGCGCCGCGCACCGGCAGCTTCACGCTGTCCAACATCTGAGGGCTTCATGGGCAACATCTTCGCATTCGTCCGCGACAGCCTGACGAACCTGGTTTCCAATCTCGGGACCAGCCGGGACAAGGCGGCAGCGACGTTCTACGCCATGCCGATGTTGTCGGACGAGGAGCTGCTCAACGCCTACCGGGGCGCCTGGCTCCCCAGGAAGATCGTCGACATCCCGGCCTTCGACAGCATCCGTGCCTGGCGCGACTGGCAGGCGAAGAAGCCGCAGATTGAGGCTATCGAAGGGGAAGAGAAGCGCCTGAACCTCATGGGTAAGCTACTCGAAACCCGCATCAAGGCGCGGCTCTGGGGCGGCGCTGCCATGGTCATCGGTACCGGCGACCAGGATCTGACGGCGCCGCTCGATGTCGAGCGCATCGGGAAGGGCGGCCTGAAATACCTCACGGTCATGACCCGTCGCCATCTGACGGCCGGCGAGATCGATCGCGATCCGGCCTCGGAATGGTATGGCAAGCCGAAGGTCTACCAGTTGAACTCCGCCGAGGGCGCGCAGGTGGAAATCCATCCGTCACGCCTGGTCATCTTCAACGGCAGCCAGCAGCCGGACGAGGACATCGTCACCACAACCTATGCCGGGTGGGGCGACAGCGTGCTCCTGTCGATCGTCGATGCGATTAAGCAGGCCGACGGTACCGCGGCGAACATCGCCAGCCTCGTTTTCGAGGCCAAGGTCAATGTGATCCGCATTCCGGATTTCATGCAGAACCTCGGCAATGCGGAGTACCGGGCGAAGATCCTTGAGCGCTATACGCTCGCGGCCACGGCGAAGGGCATCAACGGCGACCTCCTCCTCGACAAGGAAGAGGAATACGAGCAGAAGACGGCGAGCTTCGCCACGCTGCCCGACGTTCTCATGTCGTTCCTGCAGATCGTCTCCGGTGCGGCGGACATTCCGGCAACGCGGCTCCTCGGTCAGTCGCCCGCCGGCATGAACTCCACCGGCGAAAGCGACCTGCGGAACTATTACGACCGCCTGCAGGCAATGCAGACCGTCGAGATGGCGCCGGCGATGGCGCGCCTCGACGAGTGCATCATTCGCAGCGCCCTCGGCTCCCGCGATCCGGACATCTACTACGTGTGGGCGCCGCTCTGGGGCATGTCGGAGAAGGAAAAGGCCGACGTCTTCAAGACGAAGGCCGATGCGGCTCGGCAGTTGGTCGGAACGGGCACAGGGCAGGAGATCATCCCGCGTGAAGCGGTCTCCGACGCGCTGGTCAATACGTTCATCGAAGACGGCTCACTTCCTGGTCTCGATGCAGCCATTGAAGAGTACGGCAAGCTCAGCGAGCAGGAGCCCGACGAGGAAGAGGTCGCCGCAGCAGCTGCTGCCCAGCAGGCGCTACAGACGCCACCAGGGCAGAGGAAGCCAACTGCCGACGCAGCGCCGCGCACGCTCTACGTTCGTCGAGACGTCATCAACCGGTCGGATATCCTGCGTTGGGCCGAAGGACAGGGCTTCACCGACATCGTCCCGGATCTTCATGTGACGATCGCCTACAGCCGCCAGCCGGTCGATTGGTTCGAGATGGGCGAAAGCTGGTCGCCTCGGCTTGAGATCGCCGCAGGCGGCCCGCGCCAGATGGAAGGGCTCGGCGCGGACGGCAAGTACAAGGCCCTGCTCATCACCGCGTCCGAGCTCGTCTGGCGTCACCGTGCCATGATCGAGGCCGGCGCATCGTGGGATTGGCCGGAATATCAGCCGCATATCTCCATCCAGATCGGCGGAGATATCGATCTGTCCAAGGTCGAGCCGTATCGCGGCAAGATCATCCTTGGCCCGGAAATCTTCGAAGAGCTTCGCGAGGACTGACGCTATGAAATTCACAGACCTTGCACCGATCGCGGGCACGCGACGGACCGCCGACGGTTACCTTGTTGCTGACGTTCGCACTGCGCGCACTGGCATCCAGCTTTATGCCGGCCATGAGGTCGGCAATCCGGAAATGCAGGTGGTAAAGGTCTACCGGCCCGAAGACCAGGTCTTCGACAAGGCCAGCCTCGGCAGCTACGCGCACAAGCCGGTGACGAACGACCATCCGGACGAGGCCGTCACCGCCGACAACTGGAAAGCGCTTTCCGTCGGCCAGATCGGCGACGAGGTCGCCCGCGATGGCGAGTTCGTCCGCATCCCGCTCATCGTCATGGATGGGGCCACCATTGGCGAAATCGAGGGTGGAAAGCGCGAGCTCTCCGCCGGCTACACCTGCGATCTCGCCTGGGAACCGGGCACCACGCCCGCGGGCGAGACATACGACGCCATCCAGAAAGATATCCGGATCAACCACGTCGCCATCGTGCAGCGTGGCCGCGCCGGATCAGAAGCTCGCATCGGCGACGGTGTGAGGTCGTGGGGCGCTGCCCCGTTCACCAGTGATCAGAAACCGAAAGAGGACAAGATCATGACCCTGAAGACGGTTACCGTCGATGGCATCCCGGTTGAAGTAACCGACCAGGGTGCCACGGTGATCGGCACGCTCCAGCAGCGCCTTGCCGACGCCAACACCAAGTTCGCCGACGCTGAAAAGGCACATCAGACGGCTCTGGCCGCCAAGGATGCCGAGCTCGCGAAGAAGGATGCCGAGATCGATGCGCTGAAAGGCAAGATCCTTTCCGACGCCGACCTCGACAAGCGCGTCCAGGCCCGTGCCGATCTCATCACCAAGGCGCACACGATCGCCAAGGACGTGAAGACCGAAGGCCTCTCCGATGCGGCCATCCGCAAGGCTGTCGTTGTCGCCAAGCTCGGCGATGCGGCGATTGCCGACAAGTCGGAAGCCTATGTCGACGCCCGCTTCGACATGCTCGTCGAGGACGCCAACAAGAACGGCTCCGACCCGTTCCGCACTGCGGTCCAGCAGGGCCTTTCGCAGGTCAACGACGCCGACAAGGGTGTAACCGACGCTTATTCGCAGATGGTCGCCGACATGAAGGCCGGCAAGACCTCTGCGGCAGCCAATTAAGGAGGCGCTTCAATGGCTACCTACCAGACCACCTATGGCGCGGCTCCGGCGAAGGGGCTTGCAGGCCAGATCGCTTCTGAAGAGAAGTGCAACAAGGTCAGCCGCACTGTCGAAACTGCGGCCGGCATCAAGTTCGGCGCACCTGCACAGCGCGGCGCCGGCGATCATGGCGTTGCCATCCTGTCCACCGGCGACTTCCTCGGGCTCGCAGTGCTCAATCCCGCGGTCCCGCCGAGCGCCAGCAACCCCGACGCCTATCCGCAGTACTTCACCGGCGCCTTCATGACGATGGGCACGATGTACGTCACGGCGGGTGCAACGGTCGCTGCCGGTGACCCGGTCTACTATGTGACCGCAACCGGCCGTTACACCAACACGGACAACACGGGAGCCAACCCGGCTATCCCCGATGCCTACTTCGAAGAAGCGGGCACCAACGGCGCCATCGTCCAGATTAGCCTTGGCCTGCGCCATCAGGCGTAACGCCACGCGAAAGGAACCCTGAACCATGAACCAGATCATCCGTCAGGCCTTCGCTGATGCGCAGGCCGCGTTCCCCTTCGTCATCGCGCAGGGGCGCAACATCGAAACCCGCATCTACCAGCGGCGTTACCCGACCTTCAACTACGGCGCTCACGTGCCCGTCGTGACGGAAGGCAACGCCTGGGCGATCGGGACGACGTTCTTCACCGTCGATACCGCAGGCGAGGCGAAATTCCTCTCCGGCGCCGGTACCGACATGCCCTTCAACCAGGCCACGAAGGACATGGCCAGCCATGACTTCGCGATGATCGGCTCCGGCTGGGAGTGGAACCTCGAGGAGGTCAATCAGGCGGCGCTTTACGGCATCGACTTGAACGGCACCAAAGCCATGTCCGCTTCCGACAAGGTCGAGCGCCTCCTCAACTCGGTTGCCATGGTCGGTTCCACCGAGAAGAACTGGACCGGCTTTGTCAACGACCCGCAGGTCTCGCGTGTCGACGTTGCCGCGGATGGCACGGGCTCTTCGACCTTCTGGTCGGCGAAGTCGAACGACCAGATCCTTCGGGACATCAACGACCTGATCTCCAGCGTCCGCGAGAACACGTCGGAGGTCGAATGGGTCGACACTCTCCGGCTGCCGCCGGAAGCGTTCCGCCTCATCGCCACCCGCCGCCTCGGCGAAGGCGACGGTCTTCTGACCCTCCTGGAATACATCCGCCGCAACAACGTCTACACGGCGGAAACCGGTCAGCAGCTCGACATTCAGCCGCTGCGCGAGCTCGCCAATGCCTCCCAAGACGGCGGCGGCCGCATGGTCGTGTATCGCCGGGATTCGGAAGTTCTCCGCTTTCACCTGCCGATGCCGCGCCGTGTCCTCCAGCCGCGCCAGAAGTCCATCATGGGCTTCGAAACCGGCATCATCGCCCGTACCGGCGGTACCGAATGGCGTCTGCCCGGTGCTGCCGCCTACGGCGACGAAATCACCGCACCGTAACCGGAGGATCAGCGATGAAAATCACCAACAACAGCAAGGCGCTGCAGGGCGTCCGCTCCAAGGGGCGGGCGGTCTACATCCCGCCGGGTGAGACCCGCGACGTCGATCTTGAAGGCGTCGATCTCGAAAAGGCCAAGCGCCTTCGCTTCCTCAAGATCGAAGGCGTCTCCAAGGCTGCAAGCAACCAGGACGGCGACGGTCCGAAGACGGCACTCGAAGTGCTCGAAATGGCGAAGGACCAGAACGTGCAGTTCATGTCCTTCAAGTCGGCCGCCAAGAAGCTGCTCGGCGAAAAGACCCCGTCCACCAAGGACGAGATCGTTGCTGCTTTGGAAGAACTGGCAACGCAGCCCTGACAATCAGCCCGGCGGTTCGCTGCCGGGCGACACTTGCATCGGAGATCGACATGGCTGGATACGGCACGAACGACGGCTTCACGGCTTACGCAACCGAAGCCGGCTATGTCTTTCCCGATGGCACGACCGATGAACAGAAAACCGCAGCGCGGCAGCGCGGTTCTCTGGTGATCGATCGGTACGAGCCGCGGTTCAGCGGCCGGAGGACCGGCGGGTACTCTCAGGATCGAGCATGGCCGCGCTCTGGAGCCACGACCTATTACGGCGAGGCGATCCCCTTGGACGAAATCCCGGTGGCGATCATCAACGCCTCTTATGAGGCGGCATTCCTCGAGCTGACGAACCCGGGCGGCCTTTCGCCGGTCGTCACCGGTACGTCGACGGTGAAACGGGAGAAGATTGGACAGCTTGAGGTCGAATATTCAACCTCCACTTCAACGGACATCGACGATCTTGTCGCGCTCGCCACGCCCGTTGTGACCACGATCGAGGGGCTGCTCTGGCCGTTCCTGACCCCAGTCTGGCCGGGTGCGTTGGTGGTGTAGCTGTGCCGATCAGAATACGCCCAGTGAGCCGAGCAACGAGACCATTCCGGCGATCAAAATAACGAATTGAGCCCTCTGCTTCATCGTAGGGTCAATTGGAAGCTTCTGCACGAGATAGAGCACAACCCCGACGAAGAGGATGGTCACGAGGATGCTGATTATGACGGACATGTGCCTCAGATCTTTGATCAAAAAGCCTTGCGGCAATGAAGGCGTAAATAAGGCTCAGCTCTCGAAAAGGAAGGGAGAAGGATGGCGAACCTGATCTATGCACGCCTGCAGGCGACGGCGCAGCGCCTCATCGCCAAGTATGGCCAGACGGGCACGGTAACGCGCATCTCCGAACCCGACCCGATCGAAGGCGGCGACCCAGTGCCGACGCCTTACACGGCCAAGCTGGTGCCCATGGCGTACAGCGCCCAAGAGATCGACGGTACCGAAGTCCTGTCCGGCGACATGCAGATTTACATTTCATCGGTCGGCCTCGCGATCGAGCCCAAACCCGGCGACCTGGTCGCGGCGAGCGGCAAGACGTTCCGGGTGATCAAAGCAGACCCGAACAACTACGACGGCCTGACCAACGTCGTCTTCATCGTCCAAGGAAGGATCGCATCATGAAGAAGGTTAAAGTCGAAGTCGCCATGCGGCACGCCGGCAAGAAGGTAGGCGAAACCTATGAGGTGTCCGCTGTCCAGGCGAAGGCTCTGGAAGGCATCGGCCTTGTGAAGCCGGCCACGCAGGCTGCCGCCAAGGCAATAGAGAAGGCCGCCAAGGCTGACTGATGGCGTCACTCCGCCAGCAGCTCGACGCCCTCATAGAAGAGCTTTCCCCGGCAATGGAGAAGGCGTTCCGCGAGGCGATCGAGGACATCAAATCCGAGATCGTGCTTAAGGAAGTTGTCGAGCGGCTTGAACGCCGAGACATCGAGGGCGCCATTGCGGCGCTTCACATCGATCCGGCAGCATTCCGTCCGCTCTCTGAAGCGATCCGGACAGCCTTCAACGCCGGCGGCCTCCTGGTCGCCAAGAACATGCCGCGGCTGTCCGACCCCATGGGCGGGCGTGTCGTCTTCCGCTGGGACGTCCAGAACCAGCGCGCCGAGCAGATCATCCGCGAAGCCTCGTCGACGATGATCACGCACGTGACCGAAGACACGAAGCAGATGGCCCGGGAGCGGATCGAAGCCGGCTACGCCAAGGGGCAGGGGCCGAACACGATAGCTCTCGACATCGCCGGCAGGGTAAACAAGGTCACCGGGCGCCGCGAGGGCGGTTTGCTCGGCATGACTGCGCAATTGGCCCGCACGGTCGAGAACGCGCGCACGGCGCTGCTCTCGGGTGATGTCGAGGGCATGAAGCACTACCTGACGCTCACGCGTCGCGATAAGCGCTTCGATCGGCACGTCGCTAAGGCCATTCGAGGGGGCAAGCCGCTTCCTGCCGAGGCCGTCCAGAAAATCACCGGACGGCTCTCGGACCGGTATGTCCAGCTCCGGGCCCAGACGATCGCACGGACGGAAACGCAGTCATCGGTGCACGCGGCCAAGCATGAGGCCTATCAGCAGGGGCTGGACCGCGCCGGCCGCGATGCAAGCCTGGTCACCCGCCGGTGGCGTTCGGTTGGCGACGGCCGCGTCCGCCACACGCACCAGGTCCTGAACGCGGAGGAAGTGACGGGCATGGACCTGCCATTCCAGTCTCCCTCGGGCGCGCTATTACGCTTCCCGGGCGATACCAGCCTCGGTGCTGGCGCTGCCGAGATCATCGGATGCCGCTGCCATGTCGAATACAACTTCGACTTTTCCGGGGAATATGCCAGATCGCGAGGCCGCTGATGGCTGAGAACCGGTCGTTTGCAGCCCAGGTATCCGAATGGGTGAAGGCGGAGCAAGAGCGCGAGGCGGCCGTCCTGCGCACCGCGGCGCAGATGGTCGCCAATAGCGTCCGGACCTCTGTTGCACAGGGCGGCCGCATCCCGGTTGACACCGGCAACCTGAAGAACTCGCTGATGGCCTCGACCACGTCCATGCCGAAGGTCGACCAGGGCGAAAAGGAATATCCGGATCAGAGCGGAGAGATCGAGCTGATCATCGCCAACCTCGACGTTGGCGAGACGCTCTATCTCGGATTTCAGGCCGCCTACGGGCCCCGCATGAATTACGGCTTCGTCGGCGAAGACAGCCTGGGGCGGCTCTACAATCAGGCTGGATACGGCTTTGTCGACGCGGAGGCCCAGGACTGGCCGCAGACGGTCAAACGCGCGGAAGAGACGGTTCGCGGTCGCTTTGAAGCGGGTCCGTCCCCTCGGACATGATGATCAGAGCCTTCTGAAGCACGTCGAGATCTCGGATGGCCGCGGAAAGTACCTGCCGGCCGTTCTCAGTCTTCACTGTCTTGTTGAGCAGCAGCGATTGCGCCTCGTGCAGGAGGTCATGCACCTCGGTATCGCTGAGTGCTTTGTCGGCCATGGGCCAGAGGTAGCAGATGGCTGACACTGTTGAAATGAAAATCTACCAGGCGCTGTTGCTGAGAGCTCAGGCCTTCGTGCCACCGGCCGGCGTCACCGTCGTGCTGCCGGGTATTTCGTACTCACCCACGGCGACGAGCAAATTCGTCAGTGTCGAGGTGCACTTCAACCGCTCGATCGAGACGGACCTGTCGCTGCAGCTTGATCCGATCCGGCAGGGTTTCATGCGCGCCAGCGTCATGTGGCCGAAAGGGTCGGCCATCGTGGACGGATACAATCTCGCCGGTCAGCTACGCGCGCACTTCCGCCGGGGTACCAAGCTGCTCCGGACTGACACACAGGTTCGCATCGACGAGGATCCGGAGATCGGCGTCCTCGTGACGGGCAGCACGCACCACAACATCCCCGTCACCACCCGGTGGCGGTGTTACCCGCAAGTTCCGGCCTGATTGGCCTGCCGATCAAGCCCCTTCGGCAAGGGCAATCAGACAGAAAGGATTGAGCAATGGCTCAGCTTTACCCGGTCGCCGGTGCCAAGATATTCATTGGCCCGACCGTCACCACCGTGCCCGACGATGCCGACATTGATGCAGCCGATTTCGCTGCGGTCGTCTGGACCGAAATTAAAGGTTGGCAGACGATGGGATCGATCGGCGACAATGCCACGCTGATCACCGAATCCATCATCTCCAGCGCCCGCGATATCAAGGCGAAGGGCACCCGCAACGCCGGCTCGATGCAGAACAACTTCATCATCATGCCGACAGACCCGGGCCAGATCGCGCTGATCGCCGCGGAGAACAGCCCGCACAACTTCCCGTTCAAGATCGAGTTCGATGACGCTCCTCCGACGGGAACCGCGCCGACGCCGACGATCAAGTATTTCTACGGGATCGTCATGTCCTCCCAGGAGCAGGGCGGCGGCGCCAACACCGCGCGCCTCATCTCCGGCAACGTCGAAATCAACTCCGCGATCGTGACGGTCGCCGCTGACACAGGTGATTGATGAGCGAAGAATTCGTCGATCTTTCCGGCCTCGAAGCCCTCCTCCAATCTCAGGAAGAGGGCATCGAGCTCGACATTCTCAATGAGCAGGGCACCCCGATCGGGCTCAAGATCCGGATTGTCGGGCCGGACAGCGACCGGATGCAGAAGGCGATGCGCGATGTTGCTGCCGAGTTCGCAAAAGCGGCCGCGGAGCGCGAGAGCCTTGGCGAGACGCCTTCCGACGATACCGACGCCCGCATGATCGCCATCCTCTCCAAAGCGACGGTGAGCTGGTCGCCGAATCCCAAGATCGGCGGCAATGTCGTTCCCTTTTCTGAAGAGAACGTTCGGAACCTCTATTCGAAGTTCCGGATCATTCGAGAGCAGATCGAGGTGAGGGCGGTTCGCCGCTCGTCTTTTACGCCAAGCTCATCGGCCGGCTCTGCCAGCTGATCGAGGATCAGCAGAACGGCAAGAAGATTGTCGTGCCGGCGGCCGGTGAGCAGGTCTGGTATTGGTTCAGGGAATTGGACAGTCAGCGTACCGGCAACGGCTACGGGACCAACGCTCTCGGGTTTCAGGCAATTGGAGAATGGGCGAGGCTCCGCGGCCTCGTCCTCAAGCAGTGGCAGTTGGACGCCATCCTCGCGATGGATCTGAAGCGCCGCGAAGTTATGGCGCCCAAGGCGGAACCAGAAGCCGAAAAGCCCCACGTGTCTGAGCGTCCGCTCACGTCCCGTCTGTTCGACGCCCTTTTCCCGAGCAAGAGAAAATAGCCGATGACGACAGCTCATCTTGGTTTCGCGATCGACAGCACGCCGGCCGTTAAAGGGGCGGCTGACCTCGATCAGCTGACGGCAGCCGCGGGCCGCACTCAACAGGCTGTTGGAAAGCTCGAGAACGAGGTCGAGCAACTTGGCGGTGCACTTGGGAAGGCAGGGCAGGGCGCTGGCAAGCTGAAGCCGCCGATCGACGATCTCGGCCGCTCGTTCGGCTCGCAGGATGAGCATGTGCGCGCCTTCCGGATGGAAGTCGAGCGGCTCACGCTGAAGTATCAGCCGTTGGCGAAAGCCACGCGCGATTACGAGGCGTCGATCGGCGAAATCCAGCGAGCGCACAAGCTCGGCGCGATCACGGCGCAGGAAATGACAACCGCCCTCGATCGGGAGCGTCAGGCTTTCGAACGGCTGAAGACGTCGGCGACGGCCGCCGGCGCTGCCGTGAAGGCTGCAAACCAGAACCGTGGCGGTGCGCAGGGCTTCAACTCTGCCAACGCCGCATTTCAGTTTCAGGACATCGCCGTCACCGCGGCAATGGGCATGAACCCGCTGATGATCGGTCTGCAGCAGGGCACGCAGCTCGCGTCGGTGCTCGGGTCGATGGAGCGGCCGGTCTCCGGACTCGCCGCTGCCTTCGCGTCGCTCATCAGCCCTGTTTCTCTGGTCACGATCGGTCTGACGGCCGGTACCGCCGCGCTAATCCAGTATTTCACGACGGCCGAAAGCGGCAGCGACAAGACGAACGCGCTGTTTGAAGAGCAGAACGACCTGATTCGGCGTGCGGCCGCGCTCTGGGGCGATGCCGCGCCGCAGCTGAAGGCCTATGTCGACGAGCTCGACCGCGCCGACAAAATCACTCAGGGCCGCGAAGCTGGGGAAATCCTCGCCGGGCGGGAGCTTGAAGGCCTTGGCGAGGAGTTGCAGGGCGTCAATCGTCAGTTCTCCGAGGCGGTTCGCGGGCTCCGCAGCCTTGATGCTGACCCTGCATTCATCCGCGATTTCTCGCAGGCCTTCGGTGATCTGCGCGAGCGCCTCGACGAGGGTACCGCGTCGATAGCGGACATCAACAACGCCCAGCGCTTCTTGTCCGAGGCGGTGGATCGCTACGGCATCAAGTCGGTTCTCGGCTTCAGGGACGCATTCGACCAAATCACCAAATCGATCCGAGATAGCATTGAGGCGTCTCGGGAGGCACGCGCCGCCTGGATCGCCGGCATCGCTGGTGCCAGTAACGTGCAGGACATCATCTCCGGGTCGTTCTTCACCGAAAACGGTAGGACGATGCGCTCCGCGGACTTCATGCCGCGTAACCCGGGTGTTCCGACCAGCCGGCCGAACATCGAGTTGAGCGGAGATCCGGACGCCACGACCATCCTCAACTCTGATGGCCGCCTGACATCCGTGCCGGTACCAGGGCAAAAACCGAACTTCTTCGAGCTCGAGGAGCAGAAGGATAAGGTCGACGACGTCACCAAGGCCTACCGCCAGGCTGCAGAAGCAAAGGCTGACTTCTGGCTCGACATCTCGTTTCAGGAGCGCCAGGCCGAACGCAGCGCCATTGATCGGCAGGTTGCGACCACGCTCACGCGCTACGGCTTCAATGAGGACCTGAATTCGCCCGAGGCTGATGCAATCCGCCAAGGCCTTCGTCGCGAGGAAGCTAAGGACGCCTTCAAGGGGTTCTTCGACGGCATCCACCAGGAGGCATGGGCGAACGGCGGCAAGATCGGCGATGCGATCGTCAAGTCCGCTTTGAGCGCTGCCCAGAAAGCCAGCGAAAAGGCTTGGGACGCCATCTTTGATCAATTGGCCACCGCTGCTGCCAATTGGCTCACCGGCGGAAGCGGCAAGTCTTCCGGCGCGTCCGGCGTTGTCAACATCCTTGGTGGGGCAGCGAACGACAATGCCACCTTTGCCGCTCCGGTAGGCGCCGTGAGCCGTTCGTCGCTGGGCCCTGTTTCCGGGTCCGGTGCGGAACTCGCTTGGAACTTCTGGAAGTCGAAGGGGCTCGCCGATCATCAGGTCGCCGGCGTCCTCGGCAACATCAAAGCCGAAAGCGCCTTCAATCCGCTGGCGGTGGGTGACGGCGGCAATGCCTTTGGGCTCTACCAGCACAACGACCGCAGGAACAACCTGTTCAGCGCGATTGGAGGGAAGGGGAACCTGAGCAACGCTCTGGCGCAGCACGAGTTTGCCTATAGCGAACTCATGGGGCCGGAAAACCGTGCCTGGCAGGCCCTGACGAGAGCGGGCAGCACCCGCGAGGCCACGGCAGCGTTCGCCGGCTTCGAGCGGCCGGCAGGCTTCTCCTGGGGCAATCCAGAAGGCGCCCATAACTTCGCCGGCCGGCTCAACGGCGCCGAAGAGGCTTTAGCGAAGTTCGGCGGGACCGCACAGCAGGCGACGCAAGGTCTCGGCCAGTTCGGAAACGGATTGAGCCAGGTCGGTTCTTCGCTTGCAACGGGCGGGTCAGGCGGGGGCTCCGGCTGGCTTTCCTTCCTGTCTGGAACGATCTTCTCCGGATCCGGCCAGTTGGCGAGGAGCGGCGGCATCGGTCTCTTCGCCAATGGTACGAACTATGCACCGGGAGGCCTGTCGATCGTCGGCGAGCGCGGGCCGGAGCTGGTCAATCTCCCGCAGGGCTCGCAGGTGTTCGACACCAACAGGAGCGCCCGGATGATGGCCGGAAACGGCAATAACAGCAACGCTCCGGCAAACCTCAACGTCAACGTGATCGGTGCCAACGGCGATGAGCACGTCCGCGCCCTCGTACGGCAAGGGGTTGGGCAGGCGCTGTCTCAGTATAACGAGCAGCAGCGTCGCGTCGGTTTCGGGGAAACGCAGAAGCGATTTGTAGCGCAGAAGGGCTGATGGATGGCAGTCTACATCAACCAGCCTACCGTGCCGATCATGTATCTCCGGCCGACCCGGGCGAGTTTCGACAATCCCGGGTCGGCGATCGACGGCGGCGTCAACGGTCTCGGTGAGGGGATTAGCATAGAAACCAGCGGCGGCGGCGTCGTGACATGCACCTATGAGCGCTGCGTACTGCAGGCAGAAGACACTGAGCGGCACGAGGTCATCAACTGGCTCGGGGCGCGTGGGAACGGTGGTTACCGCTTCTTCAACGTCCCGATCATCAATGACGGGATCGGACCGTTCCCCGTCATAGACGGCAAGAAGCGCCCGATTATCAAGGGTATTCCGCATTCCGATGGATCGTTTCACTCGGACGGATCGGGGTACAGCCAGGCGACCGTCTACGGCGAGGTCACGGAAGCGGCCGGCCTCGGAGCCGGTATCCTGAAAATGCGCGTCTACGGCGCCGCTCGACCGCTCCGCTGGTCGGATTGGTTCTCGATATACCACCCGACCAAGGGTTGGCGGGCCTACCGCTACTGGCAGGTGATCTCGAAGACAAGCGAAACCAACCCGGTCTACACGCTTGCTATCGCTCCTCCGTTGCGCGAGGCGGTGACTGCCGGAACTCGCGTCGAGCTTGCGCGGCCGATGTGCGTCATGAAGTTCCCTCGCGGCTTCACGCTCCCCTGGGATTATGAAGGCTGGTATCACTCCCGGCCAACGCTCCAGTTTACGGAGGCGTTCTGATGGAGTTCGTCCCCGCACACATCATCGAGGAGATGCGCGGCAGCCATCAGCTCGGCATCTTCCTGAGGGTCGACACGGATCCTGCCTTGCATCTCTGGTTCGGGATCAACGACATCCCGGCCAATTTCGACAGCATCGATCCGACAGGAACGGTCTATCTCGGCGGCGGCCGACTGATCGGCGTGCCGACGCTCGAGGTGCTGGTCAACGGTACCGCCGATAGCGTCGAGTTCACGCTTTCCGGGCTGGACCCTGCGACATCGGCGAAGATGCTCGACAGCCTGCCGTCAGTGCGCGGCGCAGCTGTCCAGATGGGGCTGACGACGCTCGATCGGTATTTCCAACCGATGAGCAGCATCATCCCGATCTGGACGGGGACAGCCTCTCATACCGGGGAGGTGAGCCCGCCGGTCGAGGAGGGAGACAGCCCGAGCATAACGCTTTCCCTTGCCGTCGTTTCCGGTGAGGCGACCCGTTCCCGTGGCGCGCGGTCGGTCTGGTCCACTCCGCATCAGAAGGCAATCTCGCCGACCGACAAGTTCTGTGACGGCGTTAGCCGGCTTGCCAGGGGCGTTCAGCCAGTCTGGCCGAATTTCTAAGGAATGCCATGACATTGCAGGAATTTCTTAGCCTGCCACACCAATTCAGGTGGGGCGGGGTGGTTGGTGATGATTGCACGACTTTCTGCGGAACGTGGCTGCGCGAAAGCGTCGGTGTCGATCCTGCGGAAGGATATCGTGGCACATACAGCACGGCCGATGGCGCTCACGACATTCTCTCCAAGGCCGGCGGCCTGGTCGCATTCGCCGCGGCCGCGCTGGAGCCGCTGGGCTTCGTCCCAACCGACGAGCCGCGCGACGGCGACGTCGGCGTTGTGCTCGCTCCTGCCGGAATGGCCGGAGTGAAGGAAGTCTGCGCCATCCGCTTCGGCCCGCTCTGGGCGCTGCTGGCGCCGTCCGGCGTAATCGCCAAGAAACTTAACCACGTTGCAGCCTGGCGTGCGCCGGATGGAGATAGAGACGAATGAGTTTCCATCATCGCATGATGCTGCAGCGCTATGGGCTGGGCTGCACGACGTCGCTTTACAGCGAAGTTCTGTTTGATCCGATCTTCACGCCGATCTTCACTGCTGTTCTTGGCACTGGTGCCTTCAACATCGGCGTCGCGTCCATCTCTTACGCGTCGATCGCGTCTGCGATTGCAACGACGGCCATATCAATCGGCCTGCAGGCGCTGCTGGCGCAAGCACCGAAGCCGCCAAAGCCGGAAGACGGCAGAGCACCGCTCAACCAGGCAATACCGTTCCGCGTCTATGCCGTCGGCCGCACTCGCGTTGCCGGAGCCCGCATGATGTGGGAGGCGAAGGGCTCCAACCTCTATTCGGTGCAGGCCATCGCCGGTCATCGGATCAAGTCGTTCAACCGGTTCTACCTGAACGACGACGAGGTGACGGTCGTTGACAATGTCGTCACGCCTTTAACGACGGGTGGAAGGTACGGCGCGGGTTCCGCGAACGTCCGGCTGTACACCCGCCTCGGCGCGAACCCTGAAACGCCCTATGCCGAGCTCGTCTCTGCACTGGGCGCGGACGGCATCTGGACCAACGACCATCGAGGAGACGGTCAAGCTTCGCTAGCCATGCGGGCGCACAATGCGGACGCGCAGGATCAGCAGACGGCGTTTCCATACGGTGCCCCTTCTCCTTCCGTGGAGATCGATGGCGCCTATTGCTGGGATTTCCGCGACCCGGCTCAGGATCCGTCAGATCAGAGCACTTGGACGTGGACGCGCAACTCGGCCATCATCTTGGCTTGGCATCTCTGCTTCAACGAGTTCGGATTCGGCCTCGATTACCAGAAGGCCCTCTTGCCGGTTATCGACCTCTGGAAAGAGGAAGCCGACATTTGCGATGAGGACGTCACTCTCGCCGGCGGCGGCACGGAAAAGCGCTACCAGTGCAATGGCTGGGATACGACCGAGAACGGCCCCAAGTCGGGACTAAACGCGATCCTTGCCACGTGCGACGGTCACCTTGTTGCCCGGGGCGACGGCGCCCGCATCCTGACCGTCGGCAAGTTCCGCGAAAACAGGACGGCAACGCTGACCGATGCCGACATTGTCGGCCACAATGTGCAGTACGGTGTGCTTTTCGAGGACGAGTGCAACCGTCTCGTCCCGAAATTCACCTATCCGGCGACGAATTACACAAGCTGCGACACCGACTTCTTCGAGGACACTGACGCCCAGATCGCCGCGGGCCGGGTCCTCACCATGGAGGGAAGCTACGAGTGGTGCCACCAGTGGCGGCAAGCACGGCGCCTCGGCAAGCGTGATTGGCTGCGACAGCGCCAGGAGGTCAAGGGCAGCCTTGATGTCCGGCTCTCCGGTATCAATGCAGTCTATGCCCGGTGGGTTCGACTGGAGACGCCAAAACGGCTGCCCAAGCTGGACGGGAAACTGGTTGAGAACCGCCGATCAATAGTCGCCCTCACGAAGGGCGGCTTCACGATGGACTTCATCGAGCATCCCGAGGGGATAGACGACTGGAACCCGGCGACGGAAGAGGGGCAGCAGCCGCCGGTACCGCCGGCACCGAACGCCTCGGAGATCCCGACGCCCGTCATCAACCTCATTCAGGCAAAGGCGAACGGCGGTAGTGTTTACATCCGTGTCGTGATCATCGATCCGGAGGACGGCAGCTTGACGCCCGTCGTTCGCTACCGGGTTGCGGACGCGGACGGACTGGGAACACCAGGCGCGTGGGTGGAACAGCCAAATCCGAACGCTGAGCCGTCCGGGGGGTACATAGACCTTTCGACGGGGAATGTTCCTACTGATGAAGTTCTGGACGTCCAGGCTGCTTTCATTGCGTCCAATAGGCGCTATTCGAACTGGTCCGTGACGGAAACCGTCACTTCAACATCAGATCCGACGCCTCCTGCCGCGCTTACATCCTTCACGCTCACAGGCTCAGCGCCGAGGCTGGGGAATGCATCCTTCGCGTTCTCGACCGGCAACGATGCTCATGTCCGGTCGGTGGACATCTATCGCGTTCCCACAGGTTCGGCATTTGATCCTGACACGGCAACGCTTGTTGGCACACGCGCCGTCGGCCCATCGGCAAGCTATTCGTTTACGGACGGCGATACGACCCGGACGAACCTGCTCAGCAATCCCGGTTTCGACACGGATACAGTTTGGTCGAAAGGTACCGGTTGGACGATCAGCGGCGGAGCGGCGAACAAGGCCGCTGGCAATAATACACTCATTAGCCAGCCGGCAGCGATCGGAGCAGGCAAGAAGGGTAGGCTAGCTTATACGGTCACTTCGTTCAGTGCTGGGTCCTGTGTTTCACGGCTCACGAATGGCACCAATCACTATGAAGGAACAGCGCGGGCAAGTGTCGGCACCTACCTCGAGACGATAAGCGTTGTCGAGGCTACGACGACCTTCGGCATCCGTGGAAGCGCAACCTTCGTGGGCTCGATAGACAATGTCTTTTTGTATGAAGAGACCGCGGCGTGCGCCCCTCAGGGAGCTTGGGACTTCTATGCCGTGCCCATCAACGGCTCAGGAATAGAAGGGCCAACCTCAGGCCCGATCACCGTTACCATCATCTGATCCGAACAGAGTTCAATCCGAGCACTCTGGCCCAGCACCGGAGCGCTTTCCCATGGGGGTCTAAATGGCAAATGAAATAGTCGACGTCATCAACTCGGTCTGGGAGGACGGGCCGGCGTCCTCACCGACAGAACCGGATAAACGGAGAATCCGGCAGGAGGTTGGTCCGACAATTCAAGGTCAGGTGGATAAAGTTTCCTCTGAGATCGACGACGTAAGGACGCTGGCAGTAAACGGGGCGCAATGGAAGTCTCCGGTCGCGGTTGCCACGACGGGCAATGTCACACTCTCCGGCGAGCAGACCGTAGACGGATACGCGACCGGCGGCTCGCGCATCCTCGTCAAGAACCAGACGAATGCGGCAGAGAACGGCATCTATCTCACCGGACCTGGTGCCTGGACGCGTGTTTCCGATGCGAATTCCGAGGCCGAGATCGTAGGCATGGCCGTTTTCGTCAGGAACGGCACGGTTAATCGCGGCAAGCAGTTCGCCTGCACGACCAAGGCACCGATCACTGTCGGCTCCACCGCGATCGCTTTTCAGGAGGTCAGCGACCAGAGCGCATTGAACGCGGACATCGACGAGCTGCGGGAAACCATGCCGGAGAGCCTGGAAGCCGCCGACTTCCCGCCGCTGACCATAGCCGATGAGCATGGCTTCGAGGTTCTCGTGGCCACATCGCGCGGCGGCATTCAGACGGCCAGCGCCGAGATCAATGGACCAAGCTCCGGCACCCGGGCGCTTATCACCGACGAGAACGGATTTGCGCTGCTCGACATCGATCCCGAAGAGGGCTTCAAACTTCCCGGAGCGGCGGTCAAAGAGGATATTGAAGATCGCGGTGCGGTGGTGACCTTTGCTGATCCGCTGGGCTTCATTTCCGCGCAGATCAGGTCCGACGGAAAGCCGAATCTAGGGCTCGGCAATGGAGAGGAGGGCGATGCTGTTGCCAATCTTAACGCGCGTTGCGTTGCGATCTCGGCTCAGACGCCGGCGCAATACAATTCCGCAGTCGCGCGCCCGATCTGGAACGTCAATCATGTGATCAGCTACGGCCAATCTCTTGATCGCGGCTCGCTTGCATGGCCTGCCATCCAGACGAACCAGTTCGGCAACCTGATGCTGGGCGACAGCGTGCAGAACACGAACCAGCAGGCAACCGATTATCCGACCTTTGGATTGGCCGAGCTGAAGCCTCTCCTTGCGACCGTAACGTCCGGCACAACGCTCTACACTCCGGCGGAGGTATCCGCATTCCCGCCCGATCAACCAGCCTGGGGCGTGACGCCGACCGAGGCGGCGATCGGCTTCGTGAAGAAGCTCTGGCTGCAGGGTCTGGGCGTGCAGAGCGACGACAGCCGCGTCTTCGTTCCGACCATAAATAGCCGCGGTGGATCGCAAGCTCTCGTTTTGCAGAAGGGCGCGTCGCCGAATTACTACGGCAAGATCCCGGATGGGGCAGCCAAGGTCAAAGCGGCGGCGGACGGGCTTTCCAAGTCGAGCGGGCTCGCGGGCATCGTCTACATTCAGGGAGAAGCGGACTACACGGCCGACACGGACAAGGCCACCTACAAGAGTCGTGTTCTCCAGATCTTCGAAGACATAAAGGCAGACGCCGTTACCATCTATGGCGCTGCCGATCCGCCGGCGATCTTCATCACCCAGGCTGGGGGCTCCTTTACCAACGATGCATCGAGCCTGGCCGTTGGCATGGCGCAGATCGAGCTCGCCGATGAAAACCGCGATGTCTATCTCGTCGGCCCGAACTATTTCGTTCCGAACCGCGACGACGGTCACCTGCTGTCCAACGGCTCCCGGTGGCTCGGTTTCATGATCGGCAAGGTCATGCACCAGGTGCTGATCCGAGGCATGGGCTGGCGGCCCCTACAGCCGCTCTCCGCGGAGGTGATCGGAGGCAGCGTTCACATCGGCTTTCACGTGCCGGTGGCGCCGCTGGTCTGGGACACTCCCTATGATGGGCGCACGCCGGTTGACTTCCCTGGCAAGGGTTTCGACCTCTACGACGATATGGGCGCGGTTGGCTTCACGCCGGAAATTGTTGCGGACGCCGTTGTCAGGCTTACCCCGGCACGACCACTCACGACAGGAGCCCGCGTGCGCTATGCCGGAAAGGCGACCTATAACGGCGCCGGCTGCCTCAGGGACAGCGACCCGCTCACCTCCAGCGGCCTCTACGAGTACCTCGCGGGCAGCGGCATGCAGGCCGACGAGGACATTCCCGAACTCGCCGGAAAACCTTACCCGCTGCACAACTGGTGCTGCGCTTTCGACATCGCAATCAACTGAGGATCATTCGACATGGGTATCAAGATAACTCCGCCGGGCGCGGATTACGAAGCGCTCGGTCTCGGCCTTGTGCTGCCGGTTTCCGAAGGGTGCCAGGGTTTCTTCCTGCCAAACGGCAGCGCCGGCAAGGCGGTGAAGAACTGGGCGCCGGGAATGAAGGATGGCGTTCTAGTGGGCAGCCCGGTCATCAATGCCGGATACGCCTCCTTCGAAGGTAACGGCGTCGCCTACATGGAAACGCCTGTTGTCGAGACGTCGGAAATGACGCTGATCTTCGCCGGCCGGGGTGTCACCGATTCATCGACGGACGATCTGACGCCTGTCTTCCTCTCCTCCCGCAGCAGTGCAGGCGCTCTTGGTGGAACCGGAGGCATTCAGCTATACCCAAACAGTTCGGGCCAGCAGCGGCTTTACTTCAGCCAATGGAACGGCACAGCTTCGGTCAACCAGCTTGTGCCGGTGTCTTCCTACACCGTCGGCGCATGGCAGTGCATCGCCGGGCGCGTTACGCCGGCCGTGGCTTCAATCCGGAACCTGACCACCGGTGTCGCCTCCAGCGACGTGGCGCTGACCGGCAACCGCAATCCCGGCGCTGGCAAGATCCGGATCGGATCGATGATCGACACCACATGGAAGGGAAAGTCGGACGCGGCTTTCTGCGCGCTTTATAATCGCGCGCTGGATGATACCGAAATCGCAGCTGTGTATGCCTGGGCGCAGAAATATCTGCTGTCTAAGGGGATCACTGTCTGAGTGGGGGCGGCCCCGCCCATTTGGGGTGGGGCCGCATGCACTAGATTATTATGCCCGTCTGATCAAATCGTAGATATTCTCCTGCGACGGGTCGGCGTCGGCATCATTCCAATCTTGTGTGTACATCATCGCGATGGGGTCATCTTCCAGAATTTCCCTATTGGTCTTTCTGGTCCAGGTGATGTTGTTTCGCAAAACCTTCGCCGGATAACCCCCGATCAGGCAGAACGGTCTGTTGAACTGCTTTGTAACGATAGAACCGAGCGCTACAACTGAACTTTGGCTGATCTTGGATCCCTTCATCAGCGTCACGCGCATGCCGCACCAGACGTAATCCTCTACGACCACGTCGCGCTCTTCGTTGATCCGCTTGCGAGTTGCCAAATCGAACACTGGATGTGAATCAGTTGTTCGAATCTCGATCCCATTGGCGAACATGCAGTCCCTGCCAATCGTGATGGCACCTTTGAATGCGGTCATCGTACAGCGCCCAATTGTCGTGTAGTCGCCGATGGAGATCGTTCCCTTCCCGATGAGGGAAAGCATACCGGTTGCGAGAACGCTATTACCTATCGACAGCTTGTTGCCGGTTCCCTCTATCCGGATGGTTAAGCCGTCGAAGTGGCACTGCTCACCGATCGTGATCTCGTTGTTGTCGCCTTCAATACGGATCTGCGAGTTTTTGGCGACCCCGAAGCCCTCTGGTAGCGAAACAGTGTTGTTTCGCCCATTATCGACAACCGTGATCTGAGACATTGGTGCCACCCCCTGGAGTTGAATGGAACTCCTATACATATTCTCATGTTCGGGAAGCAAGCGGCTTTACTCGTAAGAGTGATGCTGAGGCTTATACTTCGTCCGGTTACGTTGCCATGCTTTCCACCTCGGTTACCATTCGTGCACAATACGAGCCGCGTACGCGAGGGAGACAGAGTTTGCGGGGGTGTATGCCTGGGCGCAGAAGTTTCGAGCTAGAACGACGTTCCTGGTGACAAGATTAGCAGGTCGCCGACTACTTTTTCTGTGTACCGGATCAGCTTGTCGATTGTTTCAAGCATCGGAAGAGCAGGCGGTTTGGCAGGATGCTCGATCCCCATCTCAGTCTTGAAAGTTGCGTCAACGTGAAATCCTGGGCATGGCTTTGCGAGGCCAACTCGCCATACTTCCTGTCCCGCATTGCGGACAATCGTGAGGGGCATCCCAAGACGCTCGATCTCTGCCGGTGCTGTTGGGGACCCAACCAAAATATTCTTGTTGACGCTGTATGCCACAGTAACGACTGAGAGCGCGCGATGTTTGTGTAAGTTATTTAGATCGTGCAAAATCCAGAGCGTCGACTGGCTATTGTGATCCTCGACTTTATAGGGCTGCATAGCTTCGATTTTCAGAATCGATTGCTCTGCAAGACCAACAAGGCGTTTCCTTTCAACTTCCCGTCTGAAGTCTTTTTCAGATTTGGTGACCGGAAATTGATGAGAGGTGGCCGCTGCGTGCCCGTTTTCAACGGCCAGCCCTACCACAAGATGATCGAGTGTCGATCGCAACTGATGGAGTATGTCGCTGACGCGCACGCTGAAGGATAGCGGCACGGGTTTCGGCGCGCTTTCCGTCGTGAAGATGTAGTTCAAATTGTCGGCATCTAGCTGCCCCCGAATTGCACCTGCACCACCGTGCGAGAAGTATTCGGACTGCATGATTTGGACTTCATGCAGGATCTCTCGCGCGCGAGAGATTTTGGCCGAAATTCCATTTCGCCACGAGTGCACGACGTCATCCCCTTTGTCTTCGTCGCTTTTACTAGCGAACGGTTGTCACAAACCACGAAATACAACAAGAGGTAAAAGTAAGCTCGGGAAACTCTTTCCATCGCTCTCGAACTCATGTTCGGGGATGCGGGCGGCTATTCGATTGCCTGCGTCAGGCGCTCCTCGGGCGAGGCCCGTCGCTGGAGGTAGGCGCCAGGCCTCTAACCGCTCCATCCGCCGTCGGAACGGCTACCCGAAACTTAGCGCCGGACGATTGCACAAGGCCATTAGCCCTTCCGTCGTAACCCCACAGTCATAATCAGGAGAAACGAATGAGCGCCATCACCGCTCAGCACGTTCGCGCTGCCGCAAAGGGCAAGGTGAACGAGAGCAACCTCGCGTCCGTGCTCGCGGCGCTGGACAGGTACGGCGAGCGCTTCGGCATGGACCGACCGCACCGCCTCGCGCAGTATTTCGCCCAACTCATGCATGAAAGCGGCGACTTCCGCTATGATCGCGAGATCTGGGGCCCGACGCCGGCGCAGCAGCGCTACGACACCAGGACCGATCTCGGCAACACGCCGGAGAAAGACGGTGACGGGTACCTTTACCGCGGCCGGACCGGGATGCAGTTGACCGGCAAGGACAACTATCGCCAGTTCCGCAACTGGTGCCGAGCGGCCGGGCTCGACTGCCCGGACTTCGTCAAGGATCCTGACGCGGTCAACACCGATCCTTGGGAAGGCCTGGTCCCTCTTTTCTACTGGGACACCCGCGACCTTAATCGCTGGGCCGACGAGGGCGACGCCGAGACCATCACAAAGAAGATCAACGGCGGCAAGAATGGCTTGGCCGATCGCTTCGATCGATTAGCGCGGATCTCGCTCGTGCTCCTCGGCTACCGAGCCGACAATGTCCTTCAGTTCCAGGCCGACCAACGGCTGCAGGTGGACGGCGATGTCGGGCCGAAAACGCGCGCTGCGATGCATACGGCCCTCGTGGCACTCACGCCGGGCGAGGCTGCACGGCCGGAGGTCAAGGCGGCGCCGGTAACTGAGGAGAAGCCGGTACCGGTACCAGTCACGCCACCGAGCCTCGATGCGCCGTGGTGGAAATCGAAAGAGGTCATCACTCCGTCGGTGATCGGCGGTGGCGCTTCGCTGCTCACCGCGATCGGCGGCATACCCTGGCAGAACCTCTTGTTGATCCTCGTCGCGTTCGGCGGCATCGCCGGCTTCCTCTACTGGCGCAAGAACGCCGATCGGAAGGCGGTGGCAAAACAGGTCGAGGGAATGGCGTGATGTTCTCCACTCCACGCATCATCGCGGCTGCGGCCGCTCTCGCGTTCGTCGCCGCCGTGGTCGCCTGGATCTACCGACAGGGCGGCGACGACGTCAGAACCTCCATCGAAAGGCAGAACAATGAAGCTGGCCGCACTGCGGACGATGTCCGCTCTCGCTTTGACCTTTGCCCTCCAGGGATGTGGGACTTCGGCGCCGGCAAGTGTCGACGGTCTCCGCCGCGTGGTGGGAACTGATCTGATCGGCGCGCGCGGTGCGACGCCGGCAGATCAGCGGAAGATTGACCGGACCGTGGTCGGCATCTGTGCCGCTTCGGTCTGGACGAAAGGGGAATGCGCGCGCCACGGCGAAGCGCAGCAGTAAATCGCATCACATTACGAGGGCAGGGGATTGGCTGAAACACAGGAAACCGAAAAGATGGTCGCAACTCCGAAATGGCGGTTTGAATATAACCTCAACACCCTGGTGATCCTGTTCGGCTTCGCCGGCGGCCTCATTGCGTGGGGCGCGACGTGGGAGAGGGTGAACGCCAATCAGGACTCGCAGGCCAATTCGATCGATCGCCTCGACAAGCGTCTGACGGCTGCCGAGGTCTCCCTCCGGCAGATCGACAATCACGAGCTCCGGATCTCGGCGGTGGAGAAGCAAGCGGCTGAGGCGGCAACATCAATGAAGGCCGTCGAGAGCACGTTGAACAATCTCAGCTCCGATATGCGTCTTGTCCGCGAGATCCTGCAGCGCCTCGAGGATGGTGGGAGGCAGGGGAGCCAGCTTCGGCGCTAATTCCGCGCGACCTTTTCCCATGAAAAAGCCCGCCGGCGAGGGCGGGCTAAAAAGGAAAGCGATCTGACCTATTTCGCAATGGCCTTCGGCTTAAATGCCTCGATTGCCTTGGTGGCTACTGCCGGCTTCACTTTCCCCAGTTTGGCCTGTCCCTGCAGATAATCTGACAGATGGGCCTCAAGATAGGTTTTACGAAACCACTTGCGGAACTCGCCGAGCGCTTCGTCCGGGTAGCAATACGGCGTTTGCGGGTTAGAAAGCGCCTGCGGGAAGTAGACCGGATACTCATGCAGGTACTGCTTCCTCTCACCGAACAAGACTTCGAGGCTTTCCGCTTTCCAATGCTTCGCCCAGCGCTGACCGACGCTGATATCAGGCACGATATGGGGGCCAACATCAATCCCGGCATTGATCATGGGCACGATCATTCCGGCGATTTCTTGATAGATACTGAAGTAACCGGCAGGGACTGCGTTGGCTACCAGGCTTACGCGATCGTGGAACTGCTGCCACGCAAGGCTGACCTTTCCGTCCGGGTTGTATCCAACTTGCGCATAGACGAAATCGGTGAAGCCCTTCTTGGCAAGCGTTCGATAGCTCTTGATCGCGTGATCGTTACCGGACACTTCAAAAGCATAATATTCCAGAGCGGCCATGCAAACATGCGCGGGGACTGCGTGGTGAATGGTCCCGTTCTTCTTAACTGCATGGAAGAAGACGGTATCATCGAACCCTTGGGCCTTTATCAAGTCGCGGATCTTCTGTTCGCGACCTTTTGTCGGGATCTGGCCCCACTCGTCGGTCAGTTTCACAAGGGTGGAGATGGCTACGCCACACATCCTGGAGAGGCCACGCAATGTCAAAAACGGCGTGCCGTCACCGAGGACACCCATTCCCACGCCGTCGATTTCGGCTTCGACGACGATCTCCAGATCGAAAGAGAGTTGGGAGGGGGTGATAGCCAAACTGGCTGAATCTGTCATATTTCTAAGCCTTTTCAATGGGTTGAGGTGATGCCCAACAAGGCTAGAAATCTTCCCTAAGAAGCTTATCTTAGGGGTGCACAGAGTGTTCTAGCCAAGTTGCTGATCCACTCACGAAAGCCGCTTTCCTCGCCGGGGGGCGGCTTTCGCATTTGAATCTACTTAATCATAGCCTGTATCGATTTGCGAAACCAGTGGGGGTTGTAATCCTATCCCGCCTGATTTTTTCAAGGGCGCGTCGGCATTCATTCCTCATGGTCGAGCATGCAAGGCGTCGAGAGTACGCTCAACAGCTTTCGATCGATACGCGTGTGATGCGCGAAATCCTGCAGAGGATCGAAGCAGGCCAGCGGGACGGCGCGCAGCTGCGGCGCTGAGTTGCCAGGGCATTGTTGGAGACGGCAGACAAGAGTGGCAGCGCCCTGAGGGGACGGGGGGGCGCCGCCGTGCGGCCGCTCGGGGGGGGGAGAGCCGGCCGCTTCTTCGCGAAGGAGTCGCTTCTGCGTGAGCGACGATGCACAACCCATCAGATTTCAGATGGTTCCAACAGAATGATGCGACGCGCAGCTGCCGAAGGTTCTGCTTTGTGAAAGGGGCAGCGCTCCGGGCAAATGCGATAAGCGGAGCGCTGCAGTTGTCCGACATGTGCGATTGTCCGCAAGTCGAACTTCCAGAGGAGAAAACAACCTTCTGAAATAGGAACGCCCCTCAAAACGGTGTGTGGGCGGGAATGTTCCGGATCAATGTTCATTTTTGAGGATTGACCAATTTCAAGCCGGCTCCGGTAGCGGCTGCTGGGGAAGGGGCCGGTCGCCTCCATCGCCGCCGTCGTCATCCGGCCACCAACCCTGCCAATCATCTCCTAGAGCCTCCCTGGCCTGACTGCCGTCAAGACGGGAGATGAGCATCTGAAGCAGCTCGTCCTCTGAAATGCCGCTCGTCGGCGGAAGGTAGGCGGCAATATCCTTCTGGCAATCCCAGATCAGCTTCTTCATCTTTTGCGCGTCGGCCATGACCTGTCTCCTTGGCCCGATCAACACGTCACGGCGCGTGAGGTTCCAGACCTTGCCGAGGTCTGAACGGGTCCTATCCTCCTTGGTTGTTAGATGGAGGAAAAGCATGGCAGATAATCCGAAGAAAAAAGGGCGCGACCGCGAGCTCGTTTCCGAGCAAGAGCACGAGGTCGCATATCTGATGCGAACGGCAAAGGTGACGCGGCAGAAGGCGCTTCAGGCCATTCGCGAGGCCGGGCCGAACCGCGACAAGGTGATGGCGTATCTTCAGAGCAAGTAGAAGGCTAGAAAAAGTGAGTGCCTGCCGAGGGGACAGGGCAGGCACTCTGAACAGGTTGGGGGACCTGGTGCCACGAAATGCGCGGCGCACCGATAACGCATCTCGTGCCACTTTGTTCCCGATGGTCCTATAGTCTCGTCCGCATCCATTCCTCATTGTCGAGCATGCACTGCAGGTCCTCCGGCATCATGCCCGGCCATTCGCACCTCAGGACAGCTGCGTAGCACGCCTCAGCTTCAAGAGCTGCCGCCCTTGCCGAATCTGCCTGACCGTTCGGGCGTTTCCATCTGCTCGCGTTCCTTGCCCAGTGCCAGCACATGAACCAGTTCCACCAGCCCATATGATACCAGTGGATGTGTGCGAATTTTCGTTCGCCATCGAAGCCGGTAAAATGTTTCGGGTGATCGGGCCATGTCTGCCGCCATTTGTATTTCGGTTTGGGGAGATCGGACATGGCTGATCCTCCTCGTTTGAGGGTTGCAACTGTTTGCCACACGTCGTGGGAGAGCCCGAACCGCCATCGAGCATGTTCCTAATATGTTCTCTCAGCCGAAAGAGTCAATTCGGCTTTTCGCGGGCCTGTGCGTTAATGGGCTAATGGCCAGAGCATCCTCGAAGAAGCCCCGTGATACCCCTCCGATCGATCCTATGCCCGCGCGCGTCGATCCCTGCCTTGCAACGCTCGTCGACAAGCCGCCGAAAGGGCAGGACTGGGCCTACGAAGTGAAATGGGACGGGTACCGGGTCGCGGTTCACATCGAGCCCGGCCGGGTGCGGATACTCACGCGCGGCGGGTACGATTGGACCGATCGCTTTCCCTCGATCGTTGACGACGCGCGGCGGCTCGCCGTGAAGACGGCCATCCTGGACGGGGAGGCAGTCGTGCTCGACGACAAGGGCCGTTCCGATTTCGGGAAGCTACAGCGGGCGCTCGGAAGATTGCCATCGGCAGTCGAAGCCGGCGCCATCGTCTTCTATGCCTTCGATCTCATTTATCTCGACGGCCGCGACCTGCGCCGCCTGCCGCTGCGCGAGCGCCGGCGGCTGCTCGACCCGCTTGTGGTCGACCGGGAAGGCGCCGTTCGCCTTTCGGAGGAGGTGCAGGCTGACGGCGACGAGTTCTTCCGCGTTGCCTGTGCGCACGGCCTCGAAGGCATCATCGCCAAGCATATCGAAAAGCCATATCGCTCTGGCCGGGGCGAGTGGTGGCAGAAGATCACCTGCAAGCGCCGCGACAGCTTCGTGATCGTCGGCTTCGAGCCGTCAACCGTGCCTGGTCATCTCGGCCGGCTGCTGCTGGCGGCGCGCAAAGACGGCGAGCTCGTCTACGTCGGCGGGTGCGGTACCGGCTGGTCAAATCAGCTTTCGCGCGAGCTACGCAAATTGCTCGAGGGTATGGCGACGAAGACGCCGGCCGTGGCCCTCAGGAGGAAAGGCGCCGTCTTTGTCGAGCCGGTTCTGGTCGCCGAGGTCGAGTATCGCGCCTGGACGGATGACGGGAAGCTTCGGCACGCATCGTTCAAGGGGATAAGGCCGAGAGAGGACGAGGCGGCAGTGTTCCAGCTCTTCGAAGGTATCGAGGAATAGGCGTAACTCCGCACGAAATCGGTGCTGCGTCCGCTTCAGTCCAGTTACCGCGAGAATACTCGATCAATACCGCGCTCGCACCAAGCTGGTGTACGGGCGCCGCGAAGTCGCAGCATCGGCTGCTAACTACCCGTTCGCGGGTTTCTTGCAATTCGTTCGCCCGTTTGGGGGTTTCTTGCCCATTAGTTATGTCCAAACCTTCGCTGTTCATCCTTGGGAGCAGGCGCTTCGGCTACGTCTTGTGGCCCCCCCAAAAAATCACCACTAACGTTGCCGGTGCCGACGCGACCGGCGGCTCCGCCCGAAAGGGAACCCTTTGGCGCTTTCTTTTCTGTTACGTCGTCTGCGGGGACACGACCACGATCATTTACCTCGCTCTGCCCGTTTTGTTGATAAGTGGCTTCGTGCTCGCCACCAATCCCGCCGCTGGCAACATGAGGTGCCTCGGAGGGGATCGCTTCGGAAGGAGCGGCTTCGGTCCCGCCGCTAAGCTGCTCGGGAGGCTTTCCCCTACCAGACCAGGAATTGCTTTCGCCGGCGGCAGCGCCGTATTCCGGCGGGTCTTCAATTGTCTTTTTGGCGGGAGGGGTCTTAGAGTTTTCTGTCAT